TCATTTGCATTTCCGAATATTCCTTTGAAATTTTCGCCTCATTCTCCTATTCAAGAGACCGTTATCGGCAAACCGATTCAAGGTATCCTTCTCTTCCGGCGAAAGCAGGTTATAAACCTCCTTCCTCGACTTGCCGGAACAGATGGCTTGTATGATTTTAGCTATCTCCATGTACTTCCCGAATTAATTTCTTTCTGCAACACTCACATAGGAACTTCTTCGCCACGGGGAACATCTTCTGCCCGATATATCCCCGAAGGTACTGTTCTTCCTCCCCGTAAGGGTCAATGCCGAACGTCCGGGATATATGCCTGCACAAATGCCCCTTTTCATGGTCCCAAGAGTTTTGGAACTGTTCGGGGCTCGTCGTCATGGCAATTACCATCACCGTCCGTCGATGCTCGAAATTGGAATAGGTAAGTCCTGTATTCAAGTTACCGGACGACAAACTTCTGAAAGCATTTTCCAGATTATTCCCCGTACAACCTATCCGTTCCAGCTCCCGGAGTATGGTGTTTGTCCAGTAGGTGGTAACGGCGTAAAAAACCCTTACGTGCCAGTCGTATTTCGCTATGTAGAAATCCTGAACAATCATGTTTTATAACATATTTTCCCACATGATCGGAGTACCCGAACCTATACAGTCGGCATAGAAACGTGTAAAGGGCAATCCGTCGTAACCGTCAGGGTCGTCGATATAGTCCTTTACAAACAGAGCCAAATGGGTATCGTCGGGAATCGATGATTTCAAATAGTCGGCCTTCCCCATATTGGCGACAAATACATGGTCGTACCCTTTGGAATTTTCCAACTTCACGCCCGCCTGTGTCAAGATGACCTCCACATCTTCTTTCGAAAGGGCTTTTATCTCCTCCTTCTTTCCGGTGGCCTTGTTTTCGGCCTTCATTCTGGAAACCGCCCACTCGCACATGTTCTTGGAGAAGTGCCAGCCGTATCGGGAAAGGTACTCAGTCATGCCGGAGGGGAAAATATCATAAATGTCTAATCGTTGGTTCATAACACTGCTTTTTTATGTTTTTGAAAAGAGAGGGGATTTCTCCCCTCCCGATTAATAGAACTCGCCGTTGGCACGTCTGCGTCTGCGTTCCCCCATTTCGTCATAGTACGAAGGAGGATAACCGGGAGCATAACGGTTGTTCATTCCACTGGAAGAACCTCCGCCATAATTCCCGCCGCCGTAACTGCCGCCATTATTGCCACGGAAGCCCATATCGCTGCCCTGCATTTCCCGCATGGCAGCTTCATAGCCTTTCTTGTAGCCGTGCTCGCAACCTTCCTTGTAGGCCATTTCGAGCTCTCTACCGCCGCGTTCATTGAATCCTTCATATCCACGGCCTTCTTCTAATATTGACCACATTCCCATATTACTTTTTGTTTTTAGTTTCAGCAACACCGAGCTGTTCCATCAGTTTTTTGTTCATGGCCATTAGGTCGGCCATGCTTCTGCTCATTTCGGACATCTGCCCTTTGAGGGTGGCAATCTCCTGCTCCTGCCTTTGCTTCTCCGCAAATTCGGGATTCAAAACTGTCAATATCTTGTCGCACCCGGCAATCACGTTCTCGTGGTAATTACGCCGGTTCAGTTCGTCCAAGCTCTTTTGCCGGATAGCCGACACTTCCGAGTTCATGGCCTCTCTGGAACAAGATATGACGATGTTGCCGTTTTGCCCGAAGTCAGCGATGTCCGCACCTGCCGGCAAGTTCTGGAACGTCGTGTTCTGCCCGTTCACGCAGACCACCACGTCCACCACCATTTCCATCTGAGGTATCTGACCGATAGGTGTCGGCATGGGGTACTTGGGCTTCGCAGCCGAAACGCTGACGACGGAACCTATATCCACTAAGGGATTTTCGTCCTTATGAAGGATAAATAACTGGTTGTTTGCTCGAAGATTCTGAAACATAGTTTTTTTGATTTAATGGGACTGCCCGATAAAAGGCAGCCCCGGTTAATTATTTGCTTTTGGCAGCGACGTTGGTTGCCGCCGTCGCCGTAGTAGGTCTGTACCCACCGTTGACAAGGTACACTTCGTTGGTGTACTTGTTGTAATGGATTTCATAGATCCCCGTACCGGCGATATTCTCTACCGTCACCGGCTCGTTGTTGTAAGCCAGCAGAGGTCTCGTGTCCCCGTTCGTCCCGATGAGAATGGGAAGCGTTGCGGTCGTTCCGGCGGGTATCGCCTGACGGAGATTGATATAGAATACTCCCACATAGTCCCTGTTACGGAATGCATGGTTTGGAAGTTCCAAAGTCACGTTCTCCGTGCCGACCGTCACCGCCACCGTAGGAAGAGTGTTGTAATTCACTCTGCCCAGCGTCGGGAACGGAAAGGGAAACCCTGTAAAAAAGTTAGGCCACATATATACCTCCTTTCTTACTGGAATTAACCCCAGTAGTTGTTGCAACCGCATCCGTAACCGCTGCGCCCGTATGCGACATCGCCCGCATAAGCTCCATAAGCGGCAGCCCGGTACAAGTCCGTGTTTACAGCCTGAATGTTCGGATATACCACGGGAACGGTATTGGGCAATTTACACTTGATGCCGTCTACATCGCTTTGGAGAGCCTGCAAACCGGCAGCGAGGGGAGCAATCTGTTGCCCTACCGCATTGAGAATGGTCGCATTCTGGTTACGTTGGGAGATTTCAGCCGCCAAAGTAGCCTTCTCTGCCGTCAAAGCGGTGATCTTGTCCTGTAAAGCCTGAGTTTGGATAGAATCCAGCTTCGCCAAAATGGTACGAGTGTTCTCATTGCCGCTGTCCACGAGGGAGTGGGTTTGTTCTGAGGTGGCGATACGGGTTTCATATCCTTGTCTCTCGATTGCGTTTTGCGTCTTGCAGCAGCAATCTGCGATTTGAGTCGCCAGCGTACAATTACCCGATTGAATGCTGTTGATGATCTGTTGTGCGGACATGCCCACTTGGTTGCCGACACCCTGAATCAAGCCCTGAATGTTGCACAAGGCGGATTGTAACTGTTGGGTAGAGCAGTTAAAGGACGAGGCGAGTTGGTTGATGGCATTACCGTTCCCTTGAATGGCCGACATCAGGTATTCACGTCCGACATCGCCGTTCAACTCGGCAGGAAGCCCGCCCCGGTTGCCAAAACCTCCGAATCCGTTACCGCCCCAGCAGAACCACAGCAGGATAATCCAAATCCACCACATGCCTCCGCCCCAAGCGTCCTGATTGTTCCTTCCCTGATTGAGAAGGGCCAAGAGTCCGGGATCGACCCCTTTACCGCCCATCAGGTTGGGCAATAAAGCCATGATGTCGAACTTGCTTCCGCCACCATTGGGCTCTTGATTGAAAACATACGTTCTTTCCATATAGATATAATTGATGGTTACGACCAATATCGGCCGCATACAAACGTATGGCTATTGCCGTTGCTATCCTCGGATTTCGGTGGCTATCCTGTTGCTGACCCGTTGATTTGTCGTTGTCAGAATAAAACTTCCCGAACACCGCTGTTTCAGGCTGTTTTTCAATTTGTTCACTCCCTGTCGGGTCATGGAAAGATAAGCGGCGGTGTTCTCCTCGGAGAAGCCGAGCGATACCAACGCACAGATGAGCAGGCAACGTGCGTCGACCGCATTTTTGTTCGCCCCGTTGATCAATTCGCCGTAACACAGCTCACATTCCTCGCAAACGATTTGCAAAACGTGTTCAAAGATTTCATTGGTTTTCATATCTCTTGCCTTTTTAAATATTTGTTAAATTATAGATTGTTGACACAATAAAAAACATCACGTTCCTGTTTAAAGGCTGTGAAAGCCTCGTAACATTCCCAGTGATGTTGTCTCTTGTTAGTTTTGGAAGAGCAGCAAGAGATTGAGGCTTTCCTTTATACTCCGAAGCCTCGGAAGGAGTCGTAAATCAAATTATATCAAGAAACCCAGTCCTTTCAATTTTGTTATCCATTTCATGATGTAAGGGACAAGCAGCAAGACAATGCCACCGAGTGTCCACCAGCACCATTGAGGAGTCTTGTACTTTACTACCTCGACGGGGTAGGGTACTTGTATGCTGTCCGTCTTGGATATATACAGCGTATCGATTCTGTCCTTGAACCTGTATATGTACTTGTATTGGAACTCTCGTATCGTGTCTCCCGATTTCTCGATGAAAACACTGTCCCGCATGTATATGGAATCGAGCTGCACCCTGTTCAGATACACCGTGTCGCTCTTTGTCGTCTCCACCGGAACATACACATGTCTGGTACAACTCGTCGCAGCCAAGCCGGTCAAAAACAACAATAGGAATACGATATGTCTCATAGGCTCAGTATTTGTTTCCGATTCTTCGATGTAGACACATAAGACACGTGCACCCAACTGTAATTGCTCTCGTTCAAAAGCTGGTCGAAGGGAAGGTTATCCCGAATCAATTCGAACAGCTTCTTGTTCTCCGTCTTGCTCCCTGCCGTTATATCCGCCGCCTCGCCCCTCATGTGCTGGCTCGTTTTCGCACCACCCACAGCTGCATTGAGTTTGGGACAACGATAGCCCGAATTGACGGTTATCGCCTTCCCGTACATCTCCCGCAAGGGGTCTAAAACATGGGTGACAAGGTTCGACAACTGGGCCGACGCTTCGGGAGTAGGGGTATTGTCTATACCCAATTTATCGGCCGTTGAACTCTTTGTGAGTTCTTTCATCGTGAAGTATTTCATATCCATTATTCATTTTTGGCGACAAAAAAAGCGGTGACTTTTTTAGAATCACCGCTTGAAATGAATGTATGTAACTATAATTTAATCTCTGTTTTCAGGAAGGTTCTTTTTATTTCCTTTTTCTTTTTGATAATACATAGGTATACTTTTCAATCCATCTATATGCTCATATAAGTTCGGTTCTATATGTTCTGAGTGCATAGGATCAAGAACAAAATCAATTCCTTCGCGCCTTGCTAGCTTTGCTGCTGGTACAAAATCAGAATCCCCAGATATAAGGACTATCTTATCAACAAATCTTTTTAATGAAAGAGAAGCAATATCAACGCCGATTTTCATGTCTATACCTTTTTGCTTTAATTCGTAATAAACATCGGTTTCTTTAATTTCTTCTATTGATATTTCTTTTCTTAACAAGGATTTCATTACATTGTCAAACAATTTCCATTGTTTGCAATCCTTTATATATCCAAGTCTCAATGCAACCTTCCGTTTTTTCTTTAATTCATTTATCAATGCATTACGGCGTATGGACTCTTCTGTTTTAGAGAAGTCAATACATTTTTTTGATATTGGATTATGGATTTTTTTGTTGAAAGGAATACAATCATAATAAAATATTCTATATAGATAGTTATTCTTTCCTACATGTGAATGTGAAATTGTATATAAATCGTTAGCTATTGTTTCTGGTTCTTTTTTACCGGATTTATTATAAAGTATGTTATATCGTTTTATGAAATATCCACCATCAATTAAAATAGCTACTCTTATCGGTGTTTCTGTGTAAGATGTTCCTCTATGATTTACCATTATCCTAAATTAAAAAAAATGGCCTTTGGTAAAGCTTATCCGTTATTAAGAAGGGACAAACGTAGGCCAAAGGCATAATTATGTTGCTGCAAACATAATGATAAAAATTTCTTTTTGCAAATAAAATTTCTTTTTTGCCCAATATTTAACATTAAAACGGTGATTCCAAGAAGTCAAAGAACGCTTTCCCGTCGCCGGGTTATAAAAATTCATTTTTTTTCGTCAGGCAATCCAAACCTCGATTTGAATAACCAGCCCTCCCAGTATGGTAGCCAGCAGGTCGGCATACGACCAAGCCCCCGGCTTCCTCCACTCGTCGACAGCCTCCTTGATACAGCCCGCTATGGCAGAGAACAGCACACAATATTCCGCCGTCGCACCTATCACGATGGCGAAGAAAGAGGCGATGACACCTCCTGCGATAAAATGCAGTAGCTTGTCGTGGGGAATAGACAATAACAACCCTTTGATTCTTTCCAAAATTTTCTTCATATTATTCGTTATTTAATCGGTGATAAAAATCGAGCTTGATACGGTCATAGACAGAAAATACATTGGTTTTAGCCCTGTCATCGTTCACCGTATGGGCATATATCTCGTTCTCGACAACCTCTGCCACCCAGTCTATCCATTCAGGATTGGTATAACATGAAAGACGTTTACCCCGATAGGTAAAGTAGTCGAAACGGCTGTTCCTGTCCTCGTACTGGTTCGTGAGATTTCCGATAATTTTTTCATGCGTCCTATTCCTGTCGGATATATGGTTTTCCTTCCTAACTTGTTCGATAATTTCCAAAACCCGTCTGGCGGAAAGGTTGAAAAATTCACTCGTCATGTTCTTTATCCGAAGCTGCGTTTCCGGTCTAAGACCTTCCGATATGTCGGACAACATATTATTCTGGTCGTTCGTCTTTTCAATAAGCTCTTTCAGGGATTCTCCATAATCCTCCATACTCTTGGTGATAATCGATTTGAACCACTTGAAGCAGGCCACCATCATCATGGCCGACAACACCAAGAAGAATGCTGCGGTCATCACCAAGAACCCCTGTTCGCTTATCCCTCTGGCTACCTCCGTAGCCTCGTTTATCCCTCCCATATCAATGTTTCTGTTTTTCGATTAACAATCTGGCTTCCTCTTTGCAGGATTCCGCATAGGCGTTATAAGCCTTGAACTCCTCTGCTTTCGTATCTCTTTGCCGAAGTATCGCCAACTCCTCCGACAAGGTATATTTCCGACGGATCAATCCATTTACCGTTTCTCCGTAGTCCATTGGTACGGGAGATGTTTCCGTGCCGTTATCCGTCGCTTCCGGTGCTTCCTCGTACTCATAGACTATCGCCCCGTTCCGGTAATACATCACGGGTATTTTTCCGGGTATCTCTTCGGGAGATGGGATAGATTCTATTCGTATGGATCCTTCTATCAGGGTTTCGCCATAATAAATATTAGTGACTCTTTCGTCGTATATTTTAACTTGTATCATATCAATTGAATTTTTTATACCTCGGATACAGAAGTTTTCCATTTCCCAAATTAGGGTTAGGAATCTGAATATACCCGAAATCTCCTTTTATCACTCTCCCGACATACTCGTCCATATTTATATCTGCATATACATAAATATTGTAGTACAAGCTGTTGAAAGTGAGTTTATATCTATAACCATAAATCGCATTGCCCATCAATGAATCGCTTGGGGAAACATTGACATAAGTATTCATGGCATATCCCGCTTCGTTTTTCTTGGCAAGAGTTCCGTTCTCTATGTTTGACATCTCTATCGTACAAATCTTTTGATGGCTGATAACATAAGCCGCACTGTTGAAATAGACGATAATGTTATATCCTGAACCTTCTATTTTCCCTACAAATGAAATATCGCCGTTGGAACTGTCGATTTTAAACAAATTACTGTACGACAGGAAATAATTGAATCCGTTGTATTCGCATTGTCCGAAATTCTGAATATCTGAAATGGAGGCTCCGGACAATTCTTTCAGATCGAATTCTTTTTCAGTGAGACCGGTTTCAAAATCTATCAGTCGTAGAACGCCATCATTTTTGTAAAAATATACGAAGTCCTTATATTCGATGAAGTTGCAATTATAGTACTGTTCTGATAAAGTCCATATCTTAGTTCGTGTATCTAAATCCCAGCAAGTGATGGCACTACTGTTAGGTACAATGATTTTACCGTCTTTATAAACGAAGCAAGAGTTTCTATTATAGAGATATGAATGTATATTTAACGTGATTTCATCATAAACAGTATCTTCTCCTGTCTGTTCATTCCAACAGGCAAGCCTGCTATCCTTGTTGCAATAAAAAAACAAACCGTTTTTAAAATAATACAGCTGGTAGGTTTTACTCGTATCTTCGAATAATTTCCCGTTTATCCCCTGCGCAGAAATAATGTTGTCTTTTATTTCGACGTTTTCTCCACTAATCAATCTGTCTTGTTTCCCGGAGATTTTATCGTCTATGCTCTCCGCAGCTTGGTTTGCTTTATCGGCTGCCGCATTGGCGAGAGTTGCCGAGTTGCTCGCTTCCGTTGCGGCATTATCCGCATTTCCCGCCGCTGTGTTGGCGTTCGATGTGGCTGTGCGGGTATCCGTAATAAGCCCTTCGAGCGTAGTTTGCATTTGGGAGAAACTCGACTCTCTTAGAGCTTCCGCTTCGGCTCTCTCACTCTCCGCCGAGTCACGGCTGCTTTCAGCAGATTCCCGTTTCGCTTCTTCTGCCGTCAACTTGACACCGAGAGCCTTTATATCCGAGGTCGCTTTATTGGCATTTTCAGCCGCTTGATTGGCGACTGCCGCCGCCTCTGTCGCAGGGCGTTGAAGATCGGCGATTTGCTCCGGCGTAAAATCGTCGTAGGTAAAAGGGTCTCCTTTATCTCCTTTTTCACCGGGCAGGGCAACCATTTCTTCCACCACGGCGGCATCGGGCACTACCACCTGCTCATGAACGATTATGCAATCACTATCTGCCATATCACTTGATGATTATATTGGTTTTGTAAACATCGCCATAGTCCCATTTGCCGTCATCGAAATCGGCATCCTCTATCCAGTAGTGCCTCTCGACCGTGAGCAAGCCATAGCGGAAAGTCCCGGAATTGAATATGCCGTACAGCACGCCGTCACGGAACACACAGTTTTTACGTGTCTTTCCGTCGTAGCTCACTTCGCAACAACAACCGGCCTCGTCCTTGTAGATGAACTTAAACTTCTTCGTCTCGGCATCGATCGGGCTCCCGTTCTTGTCCTCAAAGCCAATGGTAAACTTAATATCCTCCCATGAGTATTTCTCTTCGTACTTTTTGTCACTCATCGCTGCCATCGGATAATGCATTGAACATTTTTTCCACCAGAGCTTTCGTTTCCTCGACCGTGGAGGTCATGGAATAGACATTCATGTTAAAACTGCCTTGCCCGACAGTGACATGGCCTTTTTCCACACCGTTTTCCACAATTCGGTAATTGACCGCTTGCAGGGTTTCCACAGTCTCTTTTCCGTTGAACGAACGGCTGATGTTTTCGCTGATTTTTACTAACTCAATCATAATGTTTTGTATTTATGGTTAAATGATAATCCCGCTGTCGGGAATGTCGAATGTCACGTTTTTGGATAGGGAGTCGAGTTGGACTCCGGCCTCGCCCGACGAGGAGACCCCATACACGGAACAGGTCAAGTAATAGGTATGGGTTCCCGGTGGAAGGTCCGGATGTGTCGTCCCCAAAGGGATATTCAAAATGAGAATCCCAGTTCCCTTGTATTCGTAATCATATATCGCGAGGAATCCGGACCCCGAAATGCGGAAGGTGTATTTCTCACCCACCGGAGGATTCCCGTTCGGAAAACTGATACGCACCTGAAAGTAACTCGAAAGGAAAGTGAAATCCACGATTTTAATCGGGGTATATGTGCTGTTTATCTCGGCTGTCATGGCTATCGATGTGGGTATGGGGAAATAATCCGCCACGGTGATCTGTTTGTCGACCCCTGTCCAGTATTCGAACGACTTCTTATCGATAAGGAACAATGTCACCTTCAAATTTGCCCCTACCGAATCCTCCCCCGGAAATGTGTCGCTCTGTCCGACAGGAAGTATCGGCGGAGTAGTACCGTCACTGAAAAACTTCACCTTGAAAGCAGAGTACCACACATTGCCCACCCGCAAGGTGGTTACGGTGTTTGTAGAGGTATTTGTCAGCAATCGGGCAAAACTGCTTCCATTTCCATCGGTTACCAAAATAGCCGGATAATAATCACCGATACTCTTGTCGGAGGCAAGTGCCAGCCATGATTCGACGGGTACGCCGGTAGGATTCACCGAAGTATCGTAATAGTTAATATCGACAAAAAGATACGGCACGTCCGCACTGATTTTGTCAATTTTACTTCCGATAAGATTAGGTTCCGCATTGTGGTCGTAGCCGTCGAAATCGCTCAGGCGGCAAAAATCCGTCCCCGGGTGAGGATAGGCGACATAATCGAAAGAGGTATCATGGATAGCGACGATATTCGTGCCGTGCGGTATCGTAGCTTTCAAGCCATAGCGTATGCCTTGATTCTTATCCGTTTCGCTTCCTTCCCATTGATCGATGTATGTCGTGACCCCGCCGGATTGCTGAGGATAGTTGTCGGATAGCGGTGCAGCCTGCGGATAGCGCACGGGTTTATGACGACTCCATTTGTTGATACGTCCCGGACGGCCACCCTGCAACAGGGGGCGTTCGAGGGCAACGATGTCGGCCACGTCCCATACCCCGTTTGAAGGATAAATCCCCAGCAGGTTATAGGGGTCGGTTATCGCTACCGGGGCTGCTATCTTGTTTTTATCGATGGCCATACGCTCACTTTCCTCCTTTCCCTTTTAATTCGGACAATTCCTTTTTCAATCGTTCTATATCTCCTATAAGGGCTTTAACCAGACGGGCTGTCTCCTGCGTTGCTCCGGCAATCGTGTTGATATAGTCGGGCGAGAGGTAGTTCAAAGCTCCGTGACCGTCCTCCGTCTTGTATGCCATCGATGGCAACACCTCTTTCACCTTTTGATAGATCAGCCCCGTATGGGCTTCCCCGTCCACGCCGCCCTTGTTACGCTTCCGTGCTTTTTCGGTGTATCGGAAATCGCATACCCTGCCCATCGCCAAGAGTCTGTCGGTATAGCTGATGGTATAGTCGAAATCTCGCTTCAAACGTTTGTCCGAAGTCGTTAGAGCGGTGACCGAGCCTTGTGCCGAGATATTGCCTTGCGACGATATATCCCCTCCGGCCGTGATGTTACCGTCCGATGTGACACTCTCCTTTGACCTTATGTTATTCGTCGCCACAATCCTTCCGGCGGAGATGGAGACAGACTTACTCCCGGTCGAAAGGTTTATACTCTTAGCCCTGATTACATTCGCTCCATCGATGTCTCCCTCCATCGTTATATCCCGGACTCCCGACAGACTTCCGGACACATCGTTCGATCCGTCAAACGGATTTCCCCAAATCGTCCGGATATTTTTAAGCCTGTCGGCGGCGATGGAATCGTTATCCGTCAAGGCGACAGACGGGGTCACCACGGTCAGCTTGCTCACGCCGACTGCCGGCATGGGAGACAACGATATACTATCCACACAGTTCTCGCAAGTCCCGTTCAAAGCCCCGTATGTGTTATAGACGAATATGGAGCAGGTCTGGTAATCCGTCTTGGCCGAAACCCAAAAACACACGTGTCCCCCGTACAAGAACACCTTCACGTCACCCAAATCGTCACCGAAATGCGTACCGGCCGTAGCCGTAAACTCGACATCGTTCGGGGCATAATTATACGCCTGTACGATCGTATTGATAATTCGTCGGCTATAATATCCATTTCCGATCAGATGCAACGTCAACATAGCCGCCTCGGCCTCTTCGACTTTCGTGTGAATCAACCACCCGTTTCCGGTGGCTGTCTCATACATGCCGCCCCTCTTATACAGGAAAGCCCCGTTGTCAAGTCCGTTCAACTTTTTCGCATTGTCCGATTCGACCGCACGTCCGACTGTCAGCCCCGTATATGTACCGCTCACGTTGTTTATCTCCGAGAGCGAATAAGTTGGCTTGTTCGGCTGCTGCACCCAATCGTACAGGGTGATGCCTTTGGTGACAACGATACCGAGGGCTGTCTTGCTGACCGCCGTCACCACATTGCCTGTACCTATCGTAGATGCGCCGGCGTTGGCGAGTTTCCAAATCTCGTTGATGGTGTAGGCGTTGAAAGTCTCCGTCATCGTGGTGTTGTCGAACACCCCGCCCAGATCGTCGAACCCATGAACGAGCTTGATAAGCCCTCCTCCGCCACCGCCACCCCCTTCCCCACGCCATACACCAAGAGCGGATATTCCACCCTGTGAATACACATTAAATTTCGAGTATATCGTATTTTCCAACTCTGTGTCGAATTTCCACATATCGTTAATACGGGCAAATCCTTCCTGCATTTGTTTTACAGTCCGTTGATACGATTGTTGCAGGGAAGCCGTCATATCATTGATGGCAGAAATCAAGTCGATATTCTTATTGGCAGATGCAACCTCTTCTTTCAGTTCTTGCGTATTCCCTTTTATTAGGTTGTTCCCGATGGTAATAGTCTGTTCGAAAGGATAGTCGAGTTTGGTTGTAAGGCTTATAACACGAGTAACATATGAATATCCTGCGTTTATGTATTCGACTTTTCTTCCTATGGATAAATCAGGATTGTTTTCATCGAACACCACAGGATTAGATGAAAACTGGTAGTTGTTTTGGTCGGAAGAAAGCCGTTCTATTTCTTCGTTCATAGCTGTTTCCAGCCGTATGTACGCCGAATCTGTATATTCTTCCGGCATTTTGACGTTGAATAGGATAATATCGTCATTTTCCGACGGTATAAGTCCCGTAATAGCAGGGATAATATAGTTACCTTCTTCCTCTTTATATTTAATCTCGAAATCTCCTTTTTTGACTTCGAAGCTTATGCCATCATCACTCGTTATTGTTTTACTCTCATCATGGTATATAAGCTCAAATTCCATACCTTGCAAAGCCCCCGATTGGAAATGTACCGAAGGTTCCTTATTTGGTATACGCATACCATTCGGATTTTTTTCTTCGTCATAAGGGGAATTGTCGAAGTTAAATTCCGGTATTTGAAAATACCATATCGCATATTGGTCGTATATAGGGTCTCCATTTTCATCTGTGCCTATCTGTATTTTATCATTCGTTTCCGAGTCTATACGCCACATAAGGCGGAATCTGACATCTGATATGGAGAGTTCCGATGAAGGGTATATATCATCGAACAGGAGGATTTTGCTAAATATCTCTCCCTGTTGAAGGTTTGGCCTTATATCTTTATATCCGTTCGGATATTTTTTAGGGTCAAGAGTCAGCCGTTTGTTGACCAAATTGTTGACATTAGCACCTTTGTATTCCTGTACGATGTTTCGAGTTGACCCGAATGCGTAAAATCGGGTATAATACCCATCTTTTCCCTCCGTGACCGAAGGTGTATTGATGTTTTCACCAACTTCGAGAGAAACAACAGCTCCATGTTCGGATTTCGACAGATGAATAATCATGGAATCTTTCTCAACCCACCATTCTGTATCAAACGCAGATGCTATACTGTTCAAGGCAGACAATATGTCGATTGATTGGAAAGACAAAGAAGTGGAAGCGTTAAGAGAAGAATCTACGGCGTAAGTCCATGTATCTCCGGTTTCGTTCTCGATAGCCTTGCAAATAACACTCATGAAATTGGCCGGGTTATCGGTAAGAGACCAATCCGGCTCCCGATTCGTTATCTCGTTATTCTCATCGTAAGAATACATGAAAAAAGGCACTTTACCCCATGATATAAATTTCGAATGAAATTGTGGTTTGTATTGAAATTCGACCTCGTTCTTTTGTTTTGGATTATATGGCTCCAAAAGAGAATATTTCTCACCATCGAGTATAATATAAGCCCCTACCGGAATCTCTTCATTTTGGTCCGAGTTCCACGACAATTCTACATAATCGGATTTCATCAATTCCTCTACATGAACACACTCTTCTGTTATAGGAACTGATAAAATAGTCTCTCCTTGTATGTTTTTAATGTCTATCATGATGGTTTCGTATATCTTCATACGATTTCAGTCAAAGATAATAAAAGTGTATGAAAAACATGCACTTTTTTTATGAATTTCTATCTGCTGGATTATATTCGACAAGTTTTAGAGAAAATCGTGCTATTCCTCTCATGAATTGCGTAAATTGATTGCATGAAATATAGATTGTTTTGTAAGTAATATTTGGTTGATACTTTGTTTTTATATTTATTATGCCTGTTGCCAATTCTTCACAAAAGCTGTTGTATCTTGAAAAGAATTCTTCTTCCGTTTTTGCCGTCAGGTTAAAAGTTAAAGTGATATTTCGTTCATCGATTTTAGGATTAGAGGACAGGACTCGTTTGCCATGTTCTAATCGAGACTTGTTTTCGATGAACTCTTTTAAAGGTGACGGTGTCATTAAGGAGGAAAGAGATGATGTATCCATACTTATACCCCAAGTTGTATAGCAGTCTTTCCCATTTATGTAAAACTCTCCCGATGCCATTTTATTTAAGTATAACTGAAGTTTTGTCTTTATTGATTTCTACAGGACAATTTCGTATGTTTATAAGTCTAATAACTGCGTAATTACGGGCAACTATTATAGCTCTGGCTCCATGCATGAGTATAACTTTGTGAACTCTAGTATTATCGTCAAATACTAGTTCCGCATTGGTATTGCCTATTAAAGCAATATTGGTATCATTACTTCTTTTTACATTTTTAGTGTCAACAAACACGCAATAATTAGCAATATCATTACTCATCTCACGGAACGTTTCAATAGGAGGGAAGTTGTTCTTCTCACAAAACTCTATGCCTTGTGGTGTAAAGAACAACCATACTAGAGTTTTCCAGTCACTAACACCATAAGACTTATCGCAAGCTCCTTTTTGTAAAGCAGCCATCATTATTTCTTTTACTGTATTCATATCTATAAATCTTTAGTATTCCTATTGACTTGTGCTATATCGGATTTTATATCAATTAATAATTTCGTATATTTTGCAATGTCTTCTAAGTAGCTATTCGTAATCACATGTTGATTAAGAATGTTATTTAGTATAGAATTGCTATTAGTTGATACAGATAAAAGAGAATTTAGAGAGATTACGGCTGAAATCATTTGATTTTTGATTTCTTCACCAGAAAGCTGCAACGCTGTAAACCGGCCGTTTAATTCCGTTGCTGTATCTTGTGACATGGTTTCAAAACCTCCGGCTTTCGACTTTTGTTCGGTGGTAGAACTTTCTCCCATGAGACTATCAGCCCAACCGAATTGAGCATCTATTTCTTGTTGAAGCTGTTCAGCCATGTTGTTGATGTAATCTTGTTCCCATTGAGAAAGCACGTTGTCGGCATAAAATTGTTGCAACTTAGTGCGTATTTCCTCCATTTTATTTGAGGATTTAATTGCTGCCTTAATGCTCTCTGTTACCATTTGTTGCATCATCTGCTTTACAACATCTTTTGCAGATTTAGCCCTATTCTCGCCAGAAGCCCATGCATCTGCATAAGCTTCTGCAAAGTTGTCAATAGCACTTTTTAGGTCTTCACCAAATATGACATTGATAGCTTTTTCTTTGTTATCAGAAATGAGATTGTTTATTTCGTCAATTTGATTTTCCCATTCTTTTATTCTGTCGCTATCTGTATTCTTTTTATCTTGTTCTTCTTTAATTTGATTTTGAATAAGTACTTTTTGTTGTTCTAGCAATTTATTTTGGTCTTCAATCAAGCTGGAAGCACTCTTTCCGTAAGCAGTTTCAATGGACTTGCCTAACTTTTCATACGAACGGTCAAGTGTATCTACCTGATCTTGTAATTTCTGAATCCGTTTTTCATTTTTTGCGTCGTGGATTTTTGCGATAGAGGAAGCAAGAGAGGAGACAAGACCGATGGCAGCACCAGCAGCAGAACCTATCGGTCCAAATATAGCACCTGCCTCTGCTCCTTGCATAGCTGAATTGAGGCCGTCCATAGCCACATTGATACCTTCGACAATGCCTGACAGTGTATCAGATCCGAAAGCCTCTCCGAGATTTGAAAATGTGTCGGAAAGGAATTGGGCTACACTTAATACCTCACTTAATCCACTTCTTATTTCTTCAAGTCCATCTTGCAATTTTTTTGTATTTGAACCGGCATCGAATACTTTTTTAAGACCATTAGCTAGTTTGTTAAACCCCGTTTCAGATTGATCTGCGGAATTACGGACATTATCTATACCTTTTCTAATTCGTTCTAATTCTTCGGGAGATTTACGCAATGTGTCGAAGGTCTCTTTTGTCATACCAAATTCAAGACCTTTGTTTTCGTCCCATTCGCCTGATTGCAAGAATTGGAATGCCCGTTCAGCTTCATTAGCAATGAGACGCATATCTGCAACTGTGTGTTGACGCATATCGTCAAACAATTTACTTATGGCAGACGTAGATTTATTCGCCTCTATATCCAAATCAGATAGTGCCCTTTTTGTTTCTTCGTCAATAGACTTCTGTTCCCATTCGTTTTTGCCTACCTTACGAGATTCGCCTTGCTCAATAATAGCATTACGCTTTTCATAATAGTTCCCGTAAGCGGCAAGATAATCGTTCATTGCGTTAATTTCATCATCGAGAATTTCTTTGGTCTGTTTATTCTTATTCTTTTCATTTAACCTATTTGCGGTATCAATATTTTCCTGTTGTTCAGTTGTTAGTCCATTCTCATTAAGCTTGGAGGGTTCAATCTTAGCTACTTTGTTTAACTCGGCCAGCTCTTTCTCTTTCTTTTTAATTTCTTTTTTCTGTTCTTCATAATAGTAGTTAATTTGCTTCAATTTCTTATCTTTACCTTCTTCCCAGAGGGAGATTTCTTTCTCTTGATTTTTTTTACGAAGCTCAAGAAGTTCATCAACAAGTTTCTGCTCGGCCTCTTTTTGCTCTTTTGCTTGCTTATCTTCAGCCGCTTTATCAGATTTGGTTTTAGGCAGCTTTGCACGGAGTGCGTCAATTCGTGATTGTAACGCATTGTATTCCTTGCTTCCGCTTACAGTTTCTCCCTGCTCTTTCTCTAATTTTGAGATTTGTGTTTTGACTTCATTGATTACTCTCAAATCTTTCTCACGTTCAAGTATAGTGTCTTGAAGCGACTTGATATAAGCCTCTTGTTGATCCACTGCTTCTTTTGTTCCGCTGCCGTCTGCAAGGGCCTTTTTTAATGATGCAAGTGAGGTTTCAGCCTTCTTGATTTCTTCTTCAAGTTGGGAGATGGATTTACCTTCTGTTGTAAAAATATTTTCAGTAGGTGAATCAAATGAGGGTTCGGGAATGAAATATTTGTTTCTGTATTCTTCTAAATTTTTATTTCTTATTTCAGCTTGTCGCCTTATTTCAAATAGAAGTGTATTTGCACTTTCTCCCCATCCAGTAGATACATCATTAAAAATCCTTTGAATTTCTGTCGGTATATCTCGACCGCTATCCAGCCAGTTTAACCAATTTCGGTAGACTTTTAATCCAGACTCATCTCCATATTTTTTTGTAAATGCATCATATACTTTTGTTAAGTTTTTTTCTCTGACGCTATTGTATATATCTTCTTCTTGTTTGGCAAAATTGGTATAATTTTGTGCGGCCATAGATTTACGTATGGCTTTTTCTAATTTTTCATATTGTCCAGCAAGAGACCCTGTTTTATCAATTTCTTCATCAATGCCAGAAAGATACTTTGAATAGCCATTTACTATTTTTTCTTTTATAGCATACCATTCGTCAGACCATTTTTTAGCCTCCGTAAGTTGCCTATTAAGTTCCCTTAATGTGGACATTTCATTTAATGCAGCCACTTCGGTTTTACCAAATTCATCGTTCAGCCTTTCCTGTGCCTTTTCTGCTTCTGTTTGATAAGTGACTAATTTATAAATACCTAAACCTAGTGCTGTTACTGCCGCTGCTACTGCGACATATGGGTTGGCAAGTAAAGTCTTGTTGAGTAGGGATTGAGCTTTTTGTGTAAGCACCAGCCAACTATAATGTATTGCCTCTTTAGCTGTCAATGCAGTAATACCAGCAGCTTGAAGGTTATGTAATGCAGTAATAGCCATAAGCGCAGTTCTGTATGCTCCGTATGTACCGACCAATTCAATTAGTATTTTTCCTACTTTTTCATAGTTTTCTATCAAATAAGAGACGCTGGATAATGCATCATTGATAATACCTTCATTCGCTTTGCCGATCTCGTTCAACATCATCGAGAAACTATCTCCTATGTTAGAAATCTGTCCGGTAATGGTTTTGCTTTGTTCTTGCATTAAGTTAAAGAACATACCACCCTCGTTGGTAAGGTTCTGTATGACTTTCTGAACCTCTGGAAACCCTATCATACCAGCTTCTACCATTCCTTTGATTTCACTTTCAGCTACTCCAAATTCTTTGGCAAGTTCTTTTATCATTGGAATACCTCGTCCAGTGAATTGGTTTAGGTCCTGTGTATAAAGTCGACCTTGTGTCATAGTTGTACCATAGAGATATACTAAGTCTCCCAAAGGTTGTGAAAGTCCGGCTGCAATGTTCCCTAATCGTATAAGAGTCTCGTTAACATCTTCAGCAGAAGTACCGTAAGCCAGTAATTGACGAGCTCCATTGGCAACACCTTGTAGATCGAATGGAGTTTTGGCGGCTGTTTCTGTGAGCTGAGCCATAAGGACGTTTGCCTTTTCACTACTTCCAAGCATAGTGGTAAAGGCGACCTCTAATTGTTGAAATTCACCTCTTACTTGTATAATATTTTGGATAAGTTCTTTTGCTGTAAAGCCAGCCCCAAAAGCTGCAGCTGCTTTCGTCATTTTGTTGAACATATCTTCTATGCCCAATCCATTTTTTTCTATTTCCTTAGAAGTATTGGTTACTCCGGTTTCTACTTCTCGTAGTTTACGAAGAAAATTAGAATTGTCGCCTGTTATATCAAAATGAAGTCCGGCCATGAGTCTTTTCGATTAAAAGGGGTAGATGTAACATCACATCATTTGCAAATATACAAAAGTGTATGAAATTCATATACTTTTGATAAAATAGAATAGAGTTAATAAAGTTTAACTAATGTGTGAGTATAAATATTTTAATAAATGATTATTGTATTATACTTTTGACGAAACAATCTAAACAGCATAAGATATGGATTTCAAAGATACAATTCAACAGATTGTAGAGAAAATTGCTAAACAGAAGGATAGCATAGCAACGGAAGAAGCGACAAAAAACTCTTTTGTAATGCCTGTGATAGCAGCATTGGGATATGATGTATTCAATCCCTTTGAGGTTGTACCGGAAATGGATTGTGACTTAGTTAAGAGGAAAGGCGAAAAAATAGACTATGCCATAATGAAGGACGAAAATCCTATACTACTTATAGAATGCAAGCATTGTAAACAAAACTTGAATTTACATGACACTCAATTACAAAGATATTTTGTCGCTTCAAAGGCTAGGTTTGGGGTCTTGACGAATGGAATAGAATATCGCTTTTATACAGATTTAGAAAAGGTGAACATAATGGACGAAAAGCCGTTCCTTGTGGTGAATATGCTCGATTTATCGGACAACGATATTGAGCAACTAAAAAAGTTTCATAAGTCTTATTATAATGAGCAAGATATATTGAGCACGGCACAAGAGTTACAAATCACGATACAAGTAAAAGAAATGCTTAATCGTAATTTCCAAATGCCGGACGATGAATTTACACGTTATTTTGTCCGTAATCTTAATGATGGGAAATATACGGCAAAACTTGTGGATCAATATAGACCTATTGTTAAGAAATCCATTGCTTTGGTGATTAACGATATTATATCCGACCGTTTAAATGTGGCTATGAAGAATGAGAATAAGGAGGAAAAACAGATACCACAGGAGGTTGAGAATGAAAATCAACAGCCGAACGAAATGAATGAAGAAAAACTTCCCGATGGTGTAGTATTTCAAGACCGAGAAAAAGGTATAGTTACTACACAAGAGGAGATAGATGCCTATAACATCGTGCGTAGTATATTGAGGCAGTATGTAGATGTATCTCGTATTCAATATAACGACTACAAGACTTATTTTTCCGTGAACATAGATGGTAGTACATGGTGGTGGATTTGCCGCATTTATATAGGGAAACGGAGTAAAAAAATATGCTTGCCAAAGGATAACTACAAGACGAATGAATGGATTGACATTGAGACTATCGATGATATTTTTAATTATGCCGATGGTCTTAAAGAGGGTCTTGATTTGGCATTGAAAGAGGCGAATTATTGGCTTGCAAAGAAAAATGAATTAGAAAAATGACAAACGTAACTAATACAAATTTTAGAATTATGAGAAAGTTTTTGCTAATCATAGTTTGTGCTTTATCCATTACATCTTGCTCAGATAATGATCCTGAGATATTATCAGTAATGATTAATGTAAAATGTGATAATAAAATTGCATCTCCTTCTTTGGTTCGCTTATATGAATATGAAACAGCAAGAGACTTTGATGACAGCTATATGTCTACAATGGAGTACGGCGATTCTCAAGTTTTAAGAGATAAGTTGGGTAATGAGTTGACTCCCGCATATACATCTGACACGTTTTCTGGAATAAATATTTTTGAGGATATAAAAACAGGGGTATATTTGGCTGTAATACTTTATAAACCTGACGGCTTTACATGGCCTATGTTTTATTTTTATGGATATAAAGTAATTAATGTTGACGAGGATAATAACGCACTTTTACATAATATATGTTTTTCTTATAGTGAATACGACCGAGGTAAATTCATTGAGTTTTAGTCCCACTTCATGCCTTTTATTTTATCCATATTTTTAGGATCGTCCCCGTTTATAAATGTTCGGTCCGTAGATATATGATATTTCTTTATCTCGTCGTCTGTAAGGTATATAGATGTTATGTAATCATTAAGTAACATATGCAGGTTGGCATAACTAATACCCCATACAACATAGTCAATAGTCCAGCCATAGCGTTCGCAGGCTATATCTATCAAAGTTCCATAAATACTTTTACCTCCAAAGGTTATAGTGTTACACTTCTTTTTCTTGATTCTTGATATTTTTTCTTGTTCTTTTTTCTCAATATCAATCTTAAAGTGTTGAATAAACTGGTCAATGTTATCCTTTGATAACACTATTATGAATAGTTGAGCAAGTTCTTCATTCGATAGGTTGTCTTCAAATAGCTTTCGTCTTTCATTTATTAGGTGGCTATTGAATAATTCTTCCTTTTTATCGAATGTATGGTAAGACAATATTTTGCATATAATATCTCTTTTGGAATCGCATAATCGTAATGCTTCCATATATGGATTTATAGAAAGGAAGTCTTTATTTATTTCTAAATTTTCGGTAAGACGTGATAAAAGGTATATTTTACCCAATGTGGCAGGGTATAAGTAGAATTGCATTTCTCCTATATGGAACTCATAAGGTCTTTCCATGATAGTATCTGCAATATCCATTTCTATTATTTTCCCTTCTTTGTCCATGCAAAATAAATTATATTGAGCGCAACTGTGGGGTCGAACCACAACTTTATACATGGAGTGTATATGTGCTACCGTTACACTAGATACGCAGAACACGTGGGTACGAAGCCCCCACGTTTGTCTCTATCTACAACCTATTGAATTATCCACCAACACTTGGATTAGGAGCTACTTCGAATTTATCACCGTCTCCAGACTCATCTTCAGGATCGCATTCAATTTTACTGATGTTTCCACCGGATTCCGTCACGATGATTTTACCCCACTGAATTTGTTTTTTATCGGCGGCTGCTTTCAACGCATCAAAAGTGTATGCCCAAACACCACCGTCAGCAGAAGTAAAAGTGTCTTCAACGGAAACTGTCGTTTTCTCCATGCAGAAACCTTGAACTTCTGGGTCTTCCGGTTGAACAACAACAGCATAATTGTGTGCAACAACACCATCGCTATCACTTACAGGACGCTTACGTCCTTTTGCGGCACGAATGTTCAATGCCAAAGCATAGGTATTCTTTCCATACTTTACATCCTCATTTTCGCCTCCTTCGATTTTTGCTTCTTGTTTATCTCCTTTTGTTGTTGTCAACTGTGTAGAATCTTCCACAGGGGTAGGTAATTCCTCCCATTTAGGAGCAGAAGCATCCAAATCTTTTATAAATACACGGGGCTTACCCCATCCTATTACTGCCATGATATACCTAATTTATATTAAAAATTTATTCGTTATTTATCTCTATGTACAGTTTGTTATTAATGAAATGCTCTGTATGTCTGTCTTCAAATGAAACTCCTGTTGAATCAGTTTTTTGACTGCATTGTGATGGAACCGTATGATATTCGTCTTTTCGTATAGAGAATAAAAACTTCGATAGTTCGCATAATTCACGAATTCGGATTGAATCTTTTTCCCATGTTTTGGTTTCAGAGTCCCATAAGTCTTTGACATATATATTGACATTCACATAGGCTCGTTGTATTTGCCCGCAACCTTCATTTGCAAGAACAGATATGACTATATCTTCTTTATCAGATTTGTTGGGCCTTCCTCTGTCACTCAATTTACCGGAGACATTACGTTCGAGTTCTGTACCTTTAATTTTGTGATAAACGAACTTAGCTATTTCAATATCGGATTTCATTATTTCGCAATCTGTCTTTTAAGTTTTTCAAGCATCAATGGAACTTGTTCTCTTGCCCAAAGTTCGGTTGATGCAAGTACGTCTTTATTATCCATCGCTTCTACAAATTCAGCATAGTTCATTCCGGCGACTACGATAAGTACATAGTTATTAGAATATCTTTTAGCAAGTTCTTTCGCTAAGTCTTTACCTGTTTTTACACCTTCTGAACCTTGATTCACTTGGTTGAAAGTTGAGTATTGAATGATGTTCTTATTATGAGCAATCACATATCCAACCGAACTACGCAAGTTGCCTGTTTGGTCGTACCAACTTTTATCACCTGCTCTATCACGAATTTTTGTAACGCATTGTTCGCCAAGTTTGGATAAAGCACGAATAGTAAGACGATCGACACGCTCTGCTTCTCTCATGAGCATGTCATGCACTTCGCTTAGCTTGGTGGTCATTCTTATACCCATAGTTTACATTGTTTCTGGTAGCGATGGAAACCTTTCACACTAAACTCCCTTTCAATTCCTTCAAGCAGATGTATCTTAATCCTGTCACCGATCATGAATGTTCGACAATTTGCACGTAGATAAACTGTATATGAATAGCTTCTTACAATACCATCGTCAAACTCTTTTTCAGAGGCTTTACCAGCAGGAACTGCGTCGCATTCAATACAGCCTTCCCAGTTAGTTTCTCCTTCATGATAATCACCATTGCTATCCTCGTAACCATCTTTTGATACGAGGTACTGCAATCTGTGTGGATATAGTCTTATTACTGACATATTACAAAAGGCAGTCACCTATATATACCATTGGCTTTGCCTCCAACTCTACCGAAGGTTCACCAATGGCATTATAGATTGAGTTAACACGTAACAGAATACGTTCTTTGTCTTTATCTGATAAAGAACCGAAAGACTTGTCTGCTTCAGAAAAATTGATAGCCTGAACTAAAGACCAAAGACAATCAGCCAAAGCTCCCATATACTCCTTTGAGTTCATTGTATCTGAATCGCAATCACCAACTGGATTGAGTTTGCGTTTTATCATCACATTCTCTACAAAACCTTCTGGAATAGGGTAATGTATTTCGTCTATAAGAGCTTGCTGAATTGTCTTCATGGCTTAACTATCTCCATTTGTTGTTTTATATGATTCAACAGCTTTTTTGAGCTTAGCTTCATCGGCATCATTCAATTTGTTTACAGCAGCAATTAACTTATCGTCTGGAATAGTCGTCGATAAGTTTTTACCGGTTATTTTATTGAACTCTGCGACGAAGTTTGCTTTTATGTAAGCTTGTCCCCAAATGGTGATGTTCTTATCGGTAGAATCTTTTCCCTCTTCGGTAGTGTCAACGGCTTGTGCTTCTGAAACGTCAAGAATGTAAATTTGGTCTACATCCTCGATGATGGGAGCGACAAAAGCCTGTCCGGAGGTAATTTCACGCAACGGGTTCACAAGTGAATACTTGGAAATCAGTTTGAACGTGTCCACCAACTGATAGTTTACATTTTTCACTGGATTGGACTGCTCGGCCAAACGACCGTAAACCAGTGTGCCGACAACCTCGTTGCAAATGAATACAAGGCGGTTGGCATTCCACGGTTTCATGGCACGCTTTTTACTGTCCTGCTCAAAAATAACGGAGCGGTCTATCACCTTAAAGGCAATGCCGTTGTTATCATCGGCAAAAGCCTCGTTGAACTTCGTTGCCGTAGGAGTCGGTAGGATGGTTTCAGCCGTAAATGATTGCCCATTGTAATTTGCAACCAATTCTTTCGCACCCTGAGTCTGACGGAGCTTATCATACATTGACTTTGCAATACAGATTTGGATAATCGTGTTGCCGTCCGCATCCGCTTTTGCAATCACACGCTTGATGTCTTCAAGCGAAATCTCATTTTTGACTGTCGCCCCAAACGTGTTCTTGGGGAAATAATTGAAGTTTAAACGCAACAACGCATCCGGAGTGTCTTCGTCTTTGATTGCTACATATCCATTGGACAATGCAAACAAGAAGTTGTACTCGTTGCGCTCATCTATGCCGACAGAACATGCAACGGAATCGTCCGATAGTTTCTTGGCGATAAGCTGGGCGTTGCCTCCCTGTGCCTCCATGACATTGATATTGTTGATGTCGGATTCCTTCAGGATTTTCGACATTCCGATTTTGGGCAGCTTCCCGTTGGCGGAAGCGATGCTGTCGCGGGACTTGATTGGCAGTTCCGAATCCACCGCAACGAAATCCGCTGCGACATAAGTTGTGTTCACGGATGTACTTTCCCATTTGTTGTCCGGTGAAAACTCTGTACGAAGCATAGCGTTCTCACCTTTATGCAGGTAAGTGAGCTTTTTGTTTCTCTTACCGTTCACCTTTTCAATAAGCCGCTGCAACTTCGGGAAGAACTTGGCGACATATTTTGCAAATAATGATTCATTCATAAATTACCTCCTTTTTTAATCATGTTCAAAAACAAGGGTTGGAACAGCCGCTTTCAAGGCAGTTTTGATGGTATCAAGCGGATAAGGGCTTGCCATATCATTCACAACTCCGGTGTGCATAATCGACACAAAGGGTTCTTTCACAGATTTAGTTGCGACACATACGCCAACATATTCATGGTTGCTCGGTAAGGCGTCATAAGCATTACCAGCAGAATTCAAAGGCATAGGCTTATATGTGTCATTTTCTGTGTCGTGAATGATTACGTGTCCGGCACGCACATATTCGTCTTTGAAATTACTTACATCCAATACTTTGCCACCTTTAATTCCGGCAATGTATTTGCGAATAACTATCGGATCGTTACCGAACCCGAAAGATTCAATTGTACCTACATCTACTACACTCATTTTAAAAACAATTTTTAGTTTTATAAATCAGCCAAAGCGTCTATTTCTTCGTCGCTGAATGGCTCGTCTTTTTTACCCGAAACTTTACTTCCGGCAGCAGGAGGGGTTGCCAATGTTGCCAAACCTGCATCTGCACGCTCTTGATTGTAATTTTTCAGGTCTTCCTCAACATCTGAATAGAACTCCTCGAAATCGTCGTCACTTTCAAAGCTCATCTTAGAGAAGCTTTTCAATGTACGTGAACCGAATGTTCCAGTGTCTTTCAGCAGGGTTTCAAGTTTGGCCTTACGCAAGTTGGAAACTTTTTCACCTTCCAATGCGGCAAAACGGGCTTCCTGTTGCTCTCTGAAAGACTTAAACCATGCGGGTTCTTCGTCTTGTTCATTTCCTTTGTTGTTGGGATTTTTCTTGTTTGAACCAGCTGGACGAGAGCCGCCTTTTGACGTGTCATCGTCAACGTCGTCATCATCATCTTCTTCTGATTCGGGGTGTTTTTTCTTCCATTCGTCAAGCAAACGGTTGGCTTGCGACTGGCCGAAAGTGAGGTAAGGGAGAACCGCTTCTATCTGCTCGTCGATTTCTGCGTTTACATCCTCTTCTGAGGCATCTTCTGCGGATTTCAGGTTATCGGCAATATTGGCGGCGATACCCTTCAATTCCTTTGCGTTGAACCCTAACGCCTTCGCTTTAAGTTTCAACCTTACGAAAACTTGCTGTTGTCTGTTCATTTCATTTAGGTTTAAACAAAAAAATAGTCTGCGTAGCAATGTAGCCAGCAGACTATTCGCATCTTCTTTCAGATGTGCCTCCGCCTAAACGGACAAACAGGTGTTTACGACAAGTCGGGTGGCGTACATCTTCATACGCTTTTTGCAAATATACAGTAAAGTATATGAATTTCATACACTTTTCAATAAAATATTGATCGAGTTTTATTTTTTTTAAGAAAAGAGGATAATAAAGAATAAGACAAAGCAAGACAAAAACAAGATGGCTGGGAATGAGAGATTTATCATCAAGTAACCAAAGGCAAGTGGAAGTGAATTTGCGTTATTATCCAGTTATTCTATTGAGAATGGCAAAGATTGTTTCGTCAGTGAATCTGAAAATTGCGTGTGAGGTTGCAGCTGAGATACTATATAAGGCATTCATCGTTCATTGAAAGATAATCATTTTCAGTTAGAATAATACTGTCTAATAATTTTATATCAAATATATCTAATAGATTTTTAAGGGAGTGAGTCATTTTTATATCCTCATTACTAGGGTTTTTGTTACCGCTTGGGTGATTATGAACGAATATGACATTAGTAGAGAGGGTATCAATAGCATATTTGGCAATCAATCTTTTGTCAGCTAATGCGCTGCATATTCCTCCTTGAGAGATTTTAGCATACCCGGTTATATTGCAGGCTTTGTTCATCAATATAATGAATGCACTTTCGTAAATAAGAATATCTTCATGATAGAACTTTCTTGAGAAATTAGCAGAGTCTATAGAAGAATAAACTTTGACAACTTCAAAATCTTGTTTTTTTGCTGTTATGCTGTATTCTACTGCTTTCTTTTTCATTGCTCTTATGTATTTAGTTATGCTATTTCGAATTTGCGATTAGGATTGTATTTTTCTAGTCTTTTGAGTATATCTTCTGCACTATTTTCTAAACCGACAAAAGTGTAGAATGTAGGTTGGGCATATCTTTCGCCATTCTTCTTGATTGAATAAATAAATGCTCCTTTAGATAAACCTTTCGAATTTGTGTACTTTGTTGCTTTCATCGTTTTTGTCTTTTAATTGTTAGTAATGTTGGTTTGTTTTAGTATTGTAAAGATACTCATTATCAGCGAGTTATCCAAATATTTGCAGCGTTATTTTGCTCATAATCAAGAGTTTAACTTTTGGTAACTTGGATATTGTAATATCAAAAACGCCGACTTTCACAAGCCGGCGTACATAAGAGCAATGAAAACTGCAATTATTAATAAATAATAAGACAGTCTTCGATACAAAGATAGAGGTTTATAGCGATCATAAAAAGTCTTTTAGTAATTCTTCGTCACTAATAAAATCATAGTCAAGTGGATAAAATGTATTAGCAAGTGCATCCATATAGTCAGGCGAACGTTTGATACGTTTCTTGATTTCTTCTTTCGGTTCAATTATAATCCGTCCATCGCTTTGGAACTTCCAGTGTGTCTCGGTTGCTTCCTCCATGAGTTTATCACAAGGGGGAATAGCCGCCCCAAAACCGTTCTTCGGATTAAGCCAATCACGTAAAGACCAATAGCAGTAAGCTCGCATATTGGCAAATTCATATTGTCCGGTAAGGTCATGCAAGCCTCTTGCACTCTCGGAATACTTGCAAGAATAAACATTCCTATATCCAAGTTCTTCCAGTCGAGAATATACTCCAGCTCCTTCACCTATTGTATCGATGTACGCTTTGGATTTTTTGTCAGAAAGATATATGATGTGCATTCCTGCGACATGCATGTGATCCGCTTTTCCAGCAGATTGGTGAACTTCAAATTTAGGGACATAGTTTCCGTATCGAGGGCAAAGTACACTTTCATCTCGACCCATACCAGCAACATCAGAACCAATCTTACATGATTTAGACGGTGTAAAACCTTCTTCTTGTAAACGATTCCAATTATCATTTGCAAGCTCTATCCATTCATACGGAATAAGTACATCTTCGGAGACTTTTGGAAACATACCAAGTACCTTGACACGAAAAAGGTCATTAGGTCGGTATAGACCACCTTCCCACTTAAAATCACCTTCTCCTTCATTAAAATCTGCCTTCTGAATGGGAGAACACCAATTTATCACTTTATCTTTTACCCATTCATAATCTACTTGACCGGGAATGACTAATTTCCTTTTGACTACATTCTCTGCATTGAGTGAGTTTAACCGGAATTTCGCAAATCGATTGGATTTCATGGCTCGTGCGGCATAACCCGTAGTTATGTTAGGATTAAACACGATGAGTAAACGGGAATTTCCCTGTAAGTTACCTTCAATAGCATTATATGTTGCTTCTGAAATACCCGATGCTTCAGTAACGACGAACATTGTATTCACAGCGTGGAACCCAGACCATGCTTCAGTATTGTCATCACCAGCCTTAAACCCCGTTAAAAACCATTCTTCATAATCAGTCTTTATACCCGAAGACAACAATCTTCCCGGAAGAAAAACTGCATTTCTGTACAAGCGTGAGATTTCCGGGATCATAATATTCTGTACCTGCCTTGCTGTTGGTGCAGTCATGGCAATTTTTGTATTCTTGGATAATTTGCCATCTTTCCAACGTGGAGTGAGGTACATAAAACACATAGCAGCACATGCTGCAACGAAGTCCTTACCACGAGCTGTACCTGATGCAACAGCTGTCATAGGATTGTGCTGGACAGAGGATATGATAGATTGCTGCTCGCTGTCTAAACGAACCTTCAAAACATCACGGCAAAACCTATTCCAGTCTTCTATCCATGACTTTAAGTAGCGTATGTCCTTGCGTACATGGCTCATTCCTCATCATCAGGCAATTCTTGCATCAGTTTCTCAAATGGATTGACAGTAACCTCCTGTTCCAGCCTCTCAACATATCCTCTCTCTCGCATTTTGGTCTTACTAAGCCAAATGAGCATTGTGTTGTCTTGTTCTGTCAAAGCCTTTGAGAACATAACAGTTTCTAATTTATCTTTGAACGCTTCTTCTACTTCCTCCCATTGCTTCCTAAACTCTTCATCTTTCTCTTTCCACTTGTATGCAATGGAACGAGATATTCCGGCTGCCTCACACGCTTTCGTAACGTTAAGCAGTCTTGCATCAAGTGCATTCAGAAAAATCTCTTTCTTTTTCTTTACAGGAATCCTAAACTTCTGTCCCATCTTTATTTACCTCCAATACGTTATTTACTATTTCCAACATCTTACAAATGCTTAATGCCTGAGCCTTGATTTTATATTTCGCTTGGACTTTTGCACTGATTTCATTTAAATGGTGCATGGTTTCCATATCTACAAGAGTAAGATTTCCCAACTCTTTTTCCGAATAACACTCTAGCGTTTCCATGAGTTTGTCGAATGATGCTTTCTGCGTGTCTATGAACATCAGCGTTACAGGAACAATTTCGTTATTCGGCATTTCTACTGTGTAATTAATATCCTTTACACTTTCCAATACTTCGTTACTGATGTGTGCGTATTCTTTTAAGGCAACATCAGTTATTTCATCAAGTAGCTGTTTTAATACCTCCGCATCGTCTTGACCAACAATACTGTTGTGACTGAGTTGTGTCGCTAATAGCCAATCGTTGGAAGTGTTATTCTCATCAATATACATTACGTGAATAGAAGTAAGACCTGCCATCTTTGCTGCCTGTGTTCTATGATTACCACTGACAACTGTATATGTACCATCATTATGCTTTACACAAAATGGAACAGATGAAAGCTGCCCATCTCTACGGATATTATTAACAAGTGCATTAAATGTGTCATTGCTCATAAAATGAGCATTCTTCTTGACAAATTTAATGTCAGAGAGTTGAACTTCCTCAATTTTAAATTTTTTCATATTACTCCTTTCTAGGTTCGTTACCATATTTCTGTACAAATGCTTTTAAAATCTCATCTAAATTTCCACGAATACCTGAATCTTGAATATAGTGAAGTTTACCAACGCATCTTTCATGTAACTTGAATACTCCCCGATACTTCATACTTACGGGCTTATCAGTAAACACAGAAGTGGCAATTATACCACATTCATGCTTGTATCTTATATTCAATTCCTCTTTAAATTCAGTTGAAAGCACACCTGTAATAAGTAATCTGCTTAGCTTTGGTATAGTATGGTCTATCACAAAATCTGACTTCATCCAAACTGCATCCATGCCGTATTTGCTGACTTTTAAGAAATCAAACATACAAGCTCCAAATACGTAATTATCTAAGAACCATAAATAGCAGAATGGAGCCGAGCCTAATACTATACCTTTCTTCAAATATATCATACGTAGATAATCTATCTCTGACATAGAAGCACGCATAAAACGAAATTTGCTATTTTCAGAAATGGAATAATCATCTGGTAAACGTTTGTACTTTAATGGAGTAATAGCACGTTTATTAAAACTGCTATCACCAGTACTACTTACATTGGAATAAATATAAGTTCTCTGGTCTTTGAATACCTCTCTGCGTCCCATGAAACCATGTTGCGACAATGCCATGTAATTCACCTGCTCTTCATCTATCTCAGAATATTTTGTACGGATTCTTTCTTGCCAACCGAAATCATTCAACAAGAAGCGTTGTAAAGCATTGCTTGTAGCTTTCATACCGGAATGAAACTCATTCTGATAAATCAAAATATCATTTTCATTGCAATTAAGTATAGCATCCGAAATATCAGCACAATACAGAACTTCAATGTTCTTTGATTTCAGATTATCAACGAGTTTCTGATAACGTTCTGTGTATTTCTTCTTGTAGTAATCTAAACGGGACACGAAGTCATCATATAGTGACTTATGGTAAATATCCTGTGAGTTCTTATGCTTTTTTATGGCATTGAAAAGATGAATAACAGCTACCATTTCGGAAGGATTGTCCGACTGTAAATCCATGAAACTATACTCGTCGTTGAAACGTAGCTCTTTTATCTCTCCCTTAATAGCTTTATACATAAGATAGATAAAATACTCTTTCGTATATACCTTTATCTCACGGTTAGTAAGCACTTGTTCTATATCCATGTAGTATGAGTTTACCACATGGGCGACATCAAATCTTGAAGCCTCTTTTTTGATGAAAGAAAGCATCCGGTTTGACTTCTTGAACATAGAGCCTACTACCGTAACATTATCCGAGTGTTCTGCCGCCCAAAGTAGCGGTTTATGTCTTTGGGGAACTTTGGAATAGTCAATATGAAACACCTCAAGACACTTATCAATTGTGGAGAGTTGCTTATACTCTTCTATATTTTCATGCAGGTAGGCATACTCTACAAATGAATACATGAATTTGATTGTCTCCAATACTTTATCAAAGTTCCATGAACTGTTGAAGATTCTGAACTCTGCCGTGCCAATCTTGGCAATGGAACATAAATTGAGCCAATACCTGATATGTCCCCTGTCTGAACCATTGTTGAATACTTTTAGTAGGTTGTCGATATTATCAGCTTCTAGCACACGTTTCACCACATCATATGGAGGGCTTGGCACGAGGTATTTTGTTTCCCACCACTCGGCTATATCGAATATCCGCTTGATTGGATATGCTGTATAGTAGGAAAGGACAAACATACGCTTGATAACATTCAAATCCATATCTTTGATATACAGATGTGCGTCAAAGCCTTCATTCCACATGAGGTAACTTCCTGCATCTTTCATTGTTTTGATGAAGCCTTTCAACTCCTGTAAGTCTTCCACACAATAATGGTATGGACGAGTGTTTATCTCGCCACCAAATTGACCGTGGTGTGTGACAGCCGAACCGTCCGAGTTATTCATCATGGTTAGCTTGTTGTCCGTCCATTTATAACCGACTGGAAGGGAAATGCATTGTTTGTCTCCATCGGCAAACTCCAATTCCATGCCAAACGTGCGGTTGGCAATGTAATCAATCCACGGCTTATCTATATTCATGTTCTGCATACCTCAACTTAACTAAGGATTTATAATTGGGAATGAATGTAACAATGTCTCCGATACAATAATCAGAACTGTCACCGTATACTTTCATTATCGTGTATTCGCTTGAGCTGTTAGAAAAGTCCAAATGGTTATCAAGGCAACGACATTCCCCCATATCAGCCATTGAATAACCGCAATCAAGTAGTATTTGATTCCGCTCAGGGTAAATGCCGATAACTTCTGTATGCAACTCGATACCATTTAACCCTAACTTTTCATCATCGCTGTTATATGGGATTGTGCCAAATAGCATATATTCTCCAATGCGCACGTCGCTTATGAATTTAGGTAGATCTTCATTCTGTCCTAACCAAAAACTACCACCTAAACTGATAGATTCAATGTAACTATTCAGCTTAGACCATATTTCACACAATCGTTGCATATTCGGCCTGTTTCCATTTAGGCAACCGGAAGTAATCATACCATAAGCGTGAGAATTATCATCGCATTTACGAACCGTATTAGCAATCTGTCTTGCTTCAAATAGGCTTACTCCCTCTCTGTTGTCGAAAGCATTGATGGGAATATATATTTTTTTAATACCCTTATTTACTACACAATCCATTGCTTCATACGCAGTAACAGTTACTGTCCCTTTCTGATTATGAATTGCTTTTCCAATAGAGTAGCACACGCTATCTTCAAAGTGAAGCGAGAAAATGTCATTATCAACCCTATAATGGATATGTCTCCAAATATCCTCATAGAAGTCTTTGAACATGAGAGAGACAGGGACATTCACAAGCGTTTCCGCTTTCTTGATGTTCTTTATAACATTATCAGTATATATGATTACTTTCATAGCTCCCATTTTAAAATGATACGTTCAGCTCCTTTGTATTTCGTATCTCGTTTGAATGAGAACCCGACATTGGTGAAACTTTTTATGCTTGCTTCATTTTTAGGAGAGGTCATTGCAAATATCTCTTGTGCACCATTAGAAACCAATTTTGCGATATTCGCATTGAGAAGGAGGTACTGGAATCCATTTCCTCTGTAACCAGAACAGACAAAACATTTGTCGACGTATGCCGTACCGTATTCCGTAAAATAAGCAAGCGAGTAGGCTACAAGAGAACCGTCTAGCAATAAGCCATAACTGCAACCGGATTGCAAACATTTAGTTATATCCTGTGGTTCTGATGCAAAGCAGGTTTCAGGATTCGAGAGCATGGTTTGTTCCATTGCTTCAATTTCAGAAATGTCAGACATGGACAGCGTTTTGATTTCCATCTTACACTCAATGCTTCCTATATCAGTGGGAAACAAAGGATCATATCTGTCTATCCATGCTTTAGATAGGAATACATCAATATCTGTTTGAGGTAGTAATTTTCTTCTGTAATTTTCAAAAATACCTAATACAAACTCTTTATGCTTAGTTAGTTGTTCATTCTTCAAAGGGCACTTACCACTACGAAAAACAAAGCCTTTATTCACTGATTTTATCCACAATGGATAGGTACGACACATGATAGGTTTATAGCCGTTATCACATGATTTGCAGTTTTTAGCGATACATTTTACCTTTTTACCGCCAAAATAATCATTATCTATAATTTGTAAATGGGATATTTCCTGTTCGTGTCCAGCAAATTCATGGGGTAGAATAACAATATGTCCGTCCGATCCGAACGAACAACATTTCCAACCGCAACCGGAGTTTTCGCATGCTCTTATTAGTCCTTTATCGTACATATTCTTGGGTTGTATATAACTTCATATACATTTTGTGTTAAATCTGCCGAGCGTATTCCCGGCAGACTTAAACACAAATTCAATCATTCTTCAAGCTACTTACAAGAACACTTATGCAATTCTTCGGCTTCTTTCAGTCGTGTCAGATAGCAATTTCTATCACCCCGTAAACTGCACAAGCTTTAATGTTCTTGCTTTTGCTTATCGCTACTATAAGGGTTGAGCGGAAACAGGGAATCGAACCCCACTCTTTGGTTGGAATGCCAACGCTCTGCCGATGAGCTATTTCCGCAATATGGGCAGCCTGCAAACCGTTTATCAGAATTTCCACTGCCCTTCCTTGTACTTCGGTCGTTATTTCTTATCTCTGAGGTTGAAGTGGGATTCAAACCCACGAATAACGGTTTTGCAGACCGTTGCGTTAATCACTTCGCCATTCAACCAAACCAATGCTGTCAAACCACCGCTTGCTTGGCAAATCTGACAGCATCCCATCAAACGCTATTGATGGTTGGCATTATTTTCAAAACAAACTCGCTTGTTCATAATTGGGCTCTTTCTTCTCAACAACTCCAAATTCTGTGATTTCAATACCAGTATTTTCTGTGATCCATTTTGCCAAAATATGGCGATGGCAGAAATCACCCGGTTTTTCGTAGCAACAAAGAGCAACGTCTTTTCCTCCGCTTAACATTTCAATTTGTTTCACGACTTGGTTCGCATCTTGGCTTGCCAATATTCTGTCGTAAAGTTTTAGGTATTCATCGTGGGAACAAGGTCCACTTACCATATAACGAGTCGGGCAAACATTCAGCATTTGTGGAATACCAGCTATAAATCTGGGTTTTCCGATTGCTACGCAAATCATATTAACTTCCGCCTCTTTCAGTTTTCGGATATTACCGAAATACGATGTAAAAATCTTCATTTTTTTGTTCTTTTTACGGTGTAAATATATAAAAAGTATATGAAATTCATGCACTTTTAGTGCTAAAATTGTCTAAACTACCACGTTTTTATTATTTCTATGACTTTTTCATATTCTCCAGCGTGTAACAATGACGCTTCGGTATGGAAATTTATATCAGTTAATCGATATTCTATAAGTAAACAGGTATATTCATCACCAATTTTGCGATGGTTTTGATGTTTCTTGGCAAGTGATTCCAATTCTTTGCAAGATAGACAGTAGTGATTCTTGCGATTAAGATTCCGCATCTTATTAACATCTTCTTCTTTCAAATCTTCGTATGTCATGGCTTAATCCTCCTCAAATTCGTCTTCATATACAAAAATATGTTTACCACTTCCACAAATCTCGACTTCCCATTTATGTATGTTCGGCCAATATTCGATTAGAATTATGTTTCTATAGCCTTTATATGGCTCTTTCAATGTTGCTGTTCTCATTGCTCATGATTTATGTGATTTGATACTCGTTTCTTTTAGCTTAGCGAAATAATCAATCCGATCTTTGTCTTCATATCGCAATCGCTAGGAACATCTTTCTATGCTGTCTCTCTGTTTTTTACTAAGCATATCTGCATGTTTAGCCCATTCGATTGAACCGGCAGGAAGAAACTCAAACTTAGGGAAAAATTTTGTTTCATATGAAAACCTCACTATTCTAGCATATTCCCTCAAATCGTTTGTTTCTGGGTCTGTGGAATTAGGGGTCTCTATTGATTCACATACAATTACCATACAGGGCTGGTATAGAAACACAATTTTATTTGCTTTCATTGCTTTTAATGCTAAAAATGTGGATCTATATAGTGATTTTGATAATGCAACATAAGCAGAACTCCATCTTTGTAATGCTGCCCTTCTGCTACCCAATATCCATTCCTTCTTTTGGTGAACACTTTTGGTGCTCCTTCCAATTTTGGTAGGACTTCATATTCGCTGGCATAATAGTCTATACATTTGGTTTGATTGAAAGTAACTTCAATCTTGCATGGAGAAATAATTTTAGTAACTGTTGCCGCTCGTTTATCCGAGTAATAGCAGACCGTACAGCCAAGTCCAACTTCGGGTACGAGATTTTTGATTGCGTCCAACTTCGCTTTTTCCTTTTGCTCTTGCCAATCTGAGAATTTTATACCGCCGGGATATTTGCGACTTTCTATTTCGTGTAGAATAGCAAAACTCCCCTTGCTTGTTAATTTCTTTGATATTTCCATTGCTCTGTATTTTATCCGTTATACGTTGATGTTATTTCTTCTGCACGGAGTTCTTTTCTTAACTCACCGTTCCTATATATTCTCACGGCTACTATTCTAACTGTATCGGATAGGAAACGCCCGCAGTCATTAGCTAGCTTAACTTGTAATTGAATAGCTTTTGCTAAATTTTTAGTACGCTTTCTTATGGTTTTCTTGAATCCGAAAACATAATCTTCGGTATCGATTTCGAACTGGTAGGTGTCAGAGTGTAGTATCTGACTCAATTCAGCTGTCATTTGTTGTATTCTATTCATTGCTCTTATTGTTTAAGTGGTTATTTTGGATATATAAAGATACAAATAATATATTGAATATCAGTAGTTTGTGTTTAAAATATTGCTTACTTAAACTTTGTTTAACTTTTTGTCTCTCAGCGACTTTTGGTCAAGTATCTGTGCAAACAAACCAGTTGCAAACACTATTTCACGTCCATACTTATCCTTGCATCGAATGTATATATCTGCATCTTTACCAGACATATAAAGCTCATACAGATTATTGTATGGACGAATGCAATCACGGAACATTTCCGATGCTGTCTTTGGCTTACGATAACCACCTCTGCCCATACTTTTCAAATAATAATGATTTACTTTTCTCTATCTCCTTGTCTGTGTCGATTCCGAGTTGTTGATAGAAAACAGAATTACCGGATAGGCATTCATGTGCTATCTTCAATGTTCTACGTTCTTCTTTGGAGAAACCAACTCGAAAAGTAGAGAATATAGCTAATGCTTCTTTCAAATAGCCGGAGTGGAGTAGGGATATAGCTTTACTTGTTTTGGTTTCCATAAGGGTAAATTTCGATGTCTTCAAAATCATCGTCAGTAAGGGCGATTTCTTCTGTGTTTATCATTTCTTCTACTTTCTCATGAGCGGAATCCATGTTTTCTGCTTCTACCACCACTACCTTCGAGTAGGTTTCGATTATTCTGAATTTGTATTTCATTCTATATCCCCTTTATTTAGTTTTGAATTTTGCAATCCTGCATGATACCCATCAATCCATATCAACAATTCTGTGGGTTTCAGATACCCGCTTATCCTGTGACATGGAATGCCCCCTTCTATTACTCTATCCCCAGTAAATGATTTGTCGTGTATTACGAACGCATAATACCCATAAGAGAATGACGAAGCGGTTAGATGCATTTGATTAGCATGACAGTACTTTTCTAATTGTTTTAATGCTTCTTTTTGTGTCATAACTGATGATTTATAGATTTTCGTTGATTTTCTTTTCTGTCCGTTTAATGAATCGTTTAATCATATCTTCTAACTCATTCCTTAAATCGTCCTTGTCAAGATATGAGCGGAAAGTTTTCGATTGTAAAATATAAATGATAGCATACGATTTTTATCCGTTAGATTTAACAATGATTATTCGTCACTTATTACCCCCATAATTTTACTGCAAGATCATAATTCTTTTGAGCTTCATTTACTGCTTTTTTGGCATAAGTAAGAGTGTAGGAGTGTTCACGTGGATATTTGCCTGACTTTACACCTTCATGATATTCTTTGGCTTCTTCCAGCTTGTGCGCATAAAAGTCAATACTTTCCGGCATAGATAGGTTGATGGTTGTAGCACGCTTGTCCCAGTATTCGGCTTCTCTTTCATGTTCTGTTGCTTTGTCGCTAAATTCAACGCTTTTACCCATGTTTCTCCAAGCATCCGCTATTGCTTTTCTGTGTCGTCTTTCGCTATGATGTCCTATTTTAATAGGTTCTCCAAGTGAAAGAAAATCTCTGTCCTTATTTGACTTTTCGAAATATTCATGACTTTTTTTATTTGCTGATACAGACCATTCACGTCTACGTTCGGCTCTACGTTTTGCCCATTCTTGTACGTTGAATCCGTCAGCCCTTACGATGGAGTAATAATAGAATCCGTCACGCTCAAATATCAGATTAAAAACGATACTTTCATTCTCTTTTCCATACTTGGTTGTAACTAGAATTTCCTCACCTCTTTCGTGCTTTTCTTCGCACTTTGCCAAAAATACGTTTGGCGCAAACTTGTAATATGTGTTCATTGCTCTTATGTATTAAATTGCTAACTTTAATTTTTCTATATCTCGAATAAGCCTATTAGCTCTCTGCCTTTCATTGCTTGCAAAGTCCTCATTACAGATACTTTCATAGAATGCTGCATTTTCTTCTGCCTCTTTTAACGAAATCTCTTTGCGTTCTATCAAAGACTTTATTGCATCAATATCATTGCTATTAATGACTTCTTCTAAAGCTGTCCTTTTTGTTAATTCGATTGTCGCTTTCATTGCTCTTTGTCTTTTAATTGTTAGTAATGTTGTTGTTTTAGTATTGTAAAGATACTCATTATCAGCGAGTTAACCAAATATTTACAGCGTTATTTTGCTCATAATCAAGAGTTTAACTTTTGGTAACTTGAAATGAAATATGAATGAAATGGAGTATCACGGACAATAGGTTTAATCTATTGGTTTTTATTAAAGTGACCCGGCTTTTGTTTCCACAGTGATATAGCCGGGCCACCGCTCTTGTTGTTTTGGAAGAGCACGTGTATTTGGTGTATTAATCTCCACAATAACGCCCGCTTTGGTTTCTGTAATACTCTATTATACCTCTTTCCATTGTTGCGTCGAATACAACCGATTCGGGCTTTTGTTCGGATTCCGACTTTCTCATTAACCGGCGGGCTTCTTTTTCGGCTTTGCGGGCTTCCGCTTTCATCTTAAACCATGCGTTCCTCAAACAAGCACTGAATGACTGGCAGAACTCACGGCCGAGAACCGAGATAGAGCGTTTATACATTGACCATGCCATTTTGAAGAGTTGCGATTTGTTGATTTTCGTTTTCATATCTTTGTTTTAGTTTTATGATATAAAGATACAAGATATAACTTGTATATACAATAGTTTGAACAAGATTTATCTTGTATTTAACTTTATTTATACAAGATATAGCTTGTATATACTAATAAAAAAACGACTTTTGTAACAGAAATAACTTTTAGGGTATGAGAATAAGAGATATTATTGAGCAAAAAGGTATAACTACAAAAGAGTTAGCCGAAAGAATGGGAATTAGCCAAAGTGCATTGAACCAACATATATCAGGGAATCCTTCGATTAAAGTTCTTACTTCAATTGCTTCTAATTTAGGAGTTGATATATGGGAATTGTTTATATCACCAGAAGAAGTACGCCCCAATAGCGATACTACTATATTGACGTGTCCTAAATGTGGAGCGAAGTTAAAGGTAATTGAGTCAAAAGATTAAGCCATGAACGAGGAAATAACAAAGCTATTACTTCAATGCGACACGTTGAAAGCCCGTTTGTTGGGGCTGCGCCCATTACCACCGGATGCCCTGCAAAAGATAGAGAATGCGTTTGCCATTGAATACACCTATGAAAGCAACCGGATCGAGGGAAATACGCTCACACTGCAAGAAACGGAGTTAGTAGTGAACGAGGGGGTTACTATCGCCGGAAAGTCAATGCGGGAACACCTTGAAGCGATTAACCACGTTGAAGCGATAGACTACATAAAGGACTTTGCAAAGGGAGGTATGGAAATATCGGAGCGCACAATCAAGGAAATACACGCTATTGTGCTACATGGCATAGACAGAGAGAATGCCGGACGTTATCGGGGCGTGCCTGTTATGATTTCGGGAAGTACACATGTCCCTCCACAGCCGTATTTGATACAACCACAAATGGAGGCTTTTATGACAAGGTTTTCCGGAATGGAGGAGCAGGGCATTCACCCGGTGCTCATTGCGGCTTATCTTCATGATGAGTTGGTACGAATACACCCGTTTATAGACGGGAACGGGCGCACATCTCGGCTTCTGATGAATCTATACTTACTCCGCAACGGTTATACGCTGGTAAATCTCAAAGGCAGCAACGAGGACAAAATAAGCTATTACAAGGCACTGGAAGCCTCTCATACGGAGAACAATCCGGCAGAGTTCCAAAAGGTCGTTATACGGGCTGAAATAGAATCTTTAAGCCGGTATCTCTCAATTGTAGGATAGTATTGTCTGGATTTTAAAGATTATGAATGAAGCAATGATTTCATTTGTAACTCGTTTAAGTTTATTTATTACCTGACACGACCTAAATTTAAAGTATAAGGAGACAAAAAAAAGGAGGGCGTTTTGCGTCCTCCTCGTTATGGATCCTGCTTTATATACTTACCACAAAGCAACCTTTCCGCCTATTCCCAAATCAAGGGTGGCCGTTGTAATTCCCAAAGCCTTAAAAACTTTGCTCATAGTAGGAAGTGTTATTATACACTTACCGCTTTCAAGTTTGGATATTTGCGACTTCTTTACACCTACTTTAGCCCCTAACTCTTCCTGTGTGAGGTTCTGTTTGAGCCTTTCTGCCTTGATAGCCTCTCCAATGTAATAAGCCTGCAAATCATCTTTGAGTTGAGCTTCCATAGCGTCCCTTTCGGGAGTGCCTTTTTCTCCCCAAACCTCATCTACTACCACGCTAAGTGGAGTTAAGTTCATCTTTGCCATAGCTATTTGTTTTTATCGTTGAAGTATTCTATTCTCAATTTCTCCGCCTTTTCTATCTCCTTTTTAGGCGTTTTCTGTGTCTTTTTCACTATCCCGTGAGTGGCTACTACCAAAGCCTCTATTTCCGTGTCCCAAAAAGCAAACAGGCGATAACATACCCCGTTAAAGAGCGTCCGAAACTCCCATATATCGGAGTTCTCCAACTTCTTGAAGAGTTCCTTATCTATTTCCCCTCCCTCCACTTTAAGGAGATTATAGGTTATTTTCTTTTGCGCCTTTTCTGGTAAGGAAGAAACAAACTCCCTTGCTGCGTCCATAAATGCTATTTTTATTCTTCGTCCGCTCATAAGGTTCAAATTATTACTCTGCAAAGATATACAAAAGTTTCCATAAAAGCAAACTTTTGCGAGGATTTATTAGCTTGATAATTGGCTGACCCCTCCTACTTGTAAGCTCGGAGGGGAGATGTTCAGGAAATTGGGATCCGATATATTATAAACATCGGTATCTTTATATTAATGCTTAAAATATTACGTTTCATATCGCCTTAAAATCCAATCGGCCTAAATTGTCATTTATAGACTTAATGATACTTTCCTGTATCAAGGTTCCGCATTGGGTTGTTAGTTGTATAAAGTGATCTGTATCATTATCTGATACAATTCCGTACTTGTTCTTCCAGTTGCAAAAAGAGTTCTCTATATCTCGCAATCCTGCCAACATGATTAATAACTCCCTTGTCTGTCCACTGATGACTGCGTTACGCATGGTATCGACGCTACGATGTTCGATTACTTCTACTGTCTGCTCATCTTGTTTTAATTCGGTTGTTTCCATATAAAAAAAGTTTATTGTTTAACGATGTTAGGAATAGCGGGAATCCTCCCGGACACGTCCGCTACCGGTGGGATAGCTTACTTTCACAAGCGGCTGCCCCGTCTATAATTTAACAAACATATAAAAGCACCCTATTAGGGTAGGGTAACCCGGAGCGGATAAACCGCCCCTTTGGATTTATAATAACTTTATGGTTATAGCTGATATTATGCCGAGAGTTTGGTATTGAACAATTCAATGACAAACTTTCTACCTGATTCGGTCCAATACATGTGCTCTCTTGATTTCTGTACTCCGTTATCCATATAAGGGTAGGGGACATGTTTGGTAAATCCTTTACTGCGGTATTTGGCCGTGAGGAAGTAAACAGAAGATTGTCTGTATTGAACTCCCCATTCACATAGTAGTTTGTTCAGCTTTATAGCCGATACACCTAAGAATGCTGCTATCATGTTTGTCGTCACAAGTCCTTCACTCGACATGATTTCATCGTAACATTTACCTTTGGGGGCGAGGACCTTTATAGTATCGTCCTTTATGGATATTTCCTCGTCTTTTCTCTCGATGATAATTTGTTTCTGGGCATTTTCAGTTTCGAGCTGTTTTAATCGTTCTTCTCTTTTGGCAAGAGTGGCTTGTGCAATGGTTAGTGCACGTGCCATGATTTCTTCTGGTGTGTCTTCTTGCTTGGTGGAGATGTAGCCGCCTGTCTTTCGGATTGACGGAAGGACTTCACTTGTTATCCATTTGCGAAATGATTTTGCTTCTTGCTTCCTACTATCAAGAATAACATCATACATTCCGTCTTCATTAACGAATAACATTTGTTGTATGCCTCCTGTTGTTTCAAGGGGGTAAGTTGAAATTACCTCCTTACTAAGTCTCTGATTTACGCCTTTTGATGATAATCCAAGACATCTGCATAAATCACCTAAGCAAAATTTAGGATCATCGCTTGTACCGGCAGTACGGATTTCACCGAATTTAGGTGAATTAAAAATTTGAATGTTAGATTGCATATCTGTAAGCATTTAAAGATATGTTATAGGCAAACATAAAAAGCGGCTGCCATATACGCTGCTTACAGATAATGGGTTCCACTCCACAGAGCGAAATATCTACGTATAGGCAACCGCCAATATATAAAAGTATAGGCATAAAAAAAGCCCAACTTTCTATTGAGCAAATTAACCGCTTGCCCTGCGAAATGGTTTACCATTATCATGTAAGCATTACAAAAGTATTGAATTTTACGAGGTAATGCTAATTATTGGGCACAAAATTAGAGCATGGAATCTTGAAAGTATATGAATTTCATACATAATTCAACATTATTAACCTTTGAGGGCTATTATACGATTTCCTAAATCAGTGAATCGTAAGGCAGTATTAAAAGATACGAAAAGTAAGCACATATGTAAATATTGGTAAGTATCTTGGTATCTATTGAAATTCATTTTATCTGAATCATAATAGAGCTAATGCTTGTGTTACAATCGGTGTTAGTTGATTTGCTGCTATTCCCGTAGCAATACCTTGTATAGCGTTCAATGCCAATTTTAAGGTTTTCTTACCCCAAGATGGTTTATTACACTCTTCTTTTATCGTATCAATTGCCATTTTTAGGTCTGAATTATCTATATCACTTGCTTTTTCTACAAGCTGAGAGATTACACTTTGTAGTTTTTCTTTTTGATCTTGGTCTGATATATATAATGTAAGATCACTGTCTGAAATATTTCCTGTATTGACATTACCATCTCCTGTATTAGCTACTACTGAATTAATATAATAATTATTCATAATATTACTTATCACTTTTTGTTCTTCAATTTTCGAAAAATCAATACCTGCATCAATTTTTTCGTCTAAATCTAGAAAAAATGATAACAGCTTTGACTTAAATTTATCAACAATACACACCAATGAAGACACTGAGAACTCCTGCCATACTTTTTCTACATTCCCAGAAACATATTTGTTTACTTCGGTATATGCCATTGATGGAGAATTAATAGATACATTGCCAGTTTTTTGGCTACTGCCTATATTTTCTATTTCGTTTAGTGAATGAACAATGCACACATGACTCATGCAATCATTTATGATAGCATTATCAAAAATACCTTGAGGAATTATGATGTTTTGATACATTCCCACAAATGGTTGTGAAACATTGGCCTTTACAATAGCATTGAGAATTCTATAATCTGGAAGGTTTTCTGCATCTGGATATCCATTTTGTTCGTTTCTTATCCACATTTCAAAGTCATTATTACCCAATTTGGATGCGACTATCTGAGCTTTCAATAATATACCTTTAATCGGCTTATCATCGCCTAAGTCTTGAATGATTTTGTTTATTATCTCTTTCATAAGCATTATTTCATTCGAAAAATATTCATAGGAATAACCTTCGGTTTACAGACAAACCAATTAATAAAATCAGCCTTATTAATGCGCATCACACTCATTAAATCCTCATCGGTATATCCTAATTCGTTTCGATACAAATTTAGTGTTTCTTCCCACATCGTAGGATGTTCTACAGGAAGAGGTATTGGTTCAATTCTACTATATCCTTTTTTGGAAAAGTATATTTGCAAATTACGATACTGCTGATATGTAATAGCGTCCAAGTCCCTAGCCCTTCTAACTAAAGCATGCATAGATACTCGCCATTTTCTTTTGAGTATACCTAATATTTGTACATTCAAATTTTGCAACATTGGAAAAATTTCCTCCTCTGGCATTAAAAATTCTGAAGCAAATTCATCCGCTTGACGTTCTGCATCATCAGAAGAACAAGGCGGATTTTCTAAATGCATCACCAAATGTCCTAACTCATGAGCCATTGAGAAGCGAATTCTGTCATTAGGCATTTGATTGTTAATAAACATTACTTTCTTATCGGAATCTGTTATTGTTGTTAATCCATCTATTTTATCGGTTCCAAAATCAAAACGAATAATAATAACACCGTTATTTTCAAGCAATGTTGATAAATTGGGAACTGCACCATTGAAAACTTTTAGTTTATATCGTATATTACGAGCAATTTCTTTAGCTGACAAATTTTCATTTGGGATATAATTACCTAAAGTGTATTCTGGCAATTCAACAGCAGACATTAATTCATCAATGATCGCTTTAAAAATCTTTACTTTGGCAACAAAAGAATCTATTATTTTATTTGTAACAGTAAGTTTCTTTCTATAATAGAGATGCCCTAGTGGAGAAATCCCTTCACTACGCATAAAAAATGTTTCGGGAAAATCGTAGTATTTACACAATTTTTCCATTATATCTCTTGGTAGCTCTTGAAGTCCGTGCTCGGCTTTCGATAAAGACGATTGAGATATTCCTACAGCCTCAGCAACTTCTTTTTGCGTTTTTTGCCTTAACAATCGAACTGTTTCAAGTAATGAGAAATTTATATTATTCATACAGCCTCTTTATTGTGGTTCGTTTTCTTAAATCTGGGTTTCTGTGCAACAATTTCTTTGTTTTCACTTTCTATTTCTACAACATCTACTATTTGTTGTGTCGGAATAGAATATTTCCATAAAGTGGTTTGTCCTTTAATATATTGCAGACTTAGCGTATTTATATTTTCCCTAAATGTATCTAATGTATATACTATGGAAATGACATGGCATCCTAATTCTTGATTTCGAATTTTATCCTCCTGCTTAGTCCTATTTCGAGTGCTATCTGCCAATTTTATGATAAAAACATAACCTTGATATTCAAAAAATAATCGTTCATTTCCAGATATATTTGAAGTAAAAACAAAATGTTCTGAGGTCATCTGAGCAGAAAGTTCATTTTTTATTGCATTATATATATCTTCATGAAGACAATGAGATATTACGCTCATCGAGTTGAGCCCTTCGCGAAATTTTTCCTGTGTTTTACTTAAACCTGTTGTAACTCCAATTCTTAAACATTCTTCAAATTTATCGGTCAATACGGATGCTTTAAATTTATCCGAATTGAATTCATGTTCAGCAGGAAACACTGAGCATTGTATAATTTCTTTTGTCATAAATTCATTTTTTACTATTCATGACAACAAATATATAAAAAATATTCCATTTTCCGACAACATTCTATATTAAAATATTCTATCGATGAAAAAACATCTTGTTTTATAGACATATATGACACATCTATAGTAAAAAGGCTATGTAGATTGTGAGTGTACACCGATGTTTATGAAAACGCATGGTTGGAAATAGTCTAATTACTAAGAGAAATTCAGTTTTAAAAGAAATCCCCATATCTTCACAAATAATGAAGTGCCCCCAAAAAGTTGTAACAGAAAAGGTGAAAAGAAAGCGATGAAAAATTAATCTCACCGCTTTTTATATGCCTCAAAATAGACGTGTGTAAACAAATGCCAAATTAGAGTTGTACAAACATCAATTCTTTAAATCAAAGGAATTATCCGTATTTTATCGAGCAAGCCACAAACAAGGCCATAGCGCCGAATATGGCACTTGCTACTGCGATGATGGTAGTTATAATCCATTTCCAGTCTATGGGATTGCGCAAGTTAGGATTGGTGGCAAGATAAATTTTTCCATATTTCGTTATGCGGACATCTTCAAGTTCATGCCCCTCGTTCCATAGACCTTTGACAAGACCTAATCTTTCCAGCGAGTCTACGCACGAAATGAATATATGGTGCGGATAAGTGTTTGGGCAGACAATCCCGCTGCTGATTAAACGCAACACTTGCTTCTCCTGTTTTGATAGCTTGATTTGCTTCATGACCGTTTCTCTACAATGACAGCAAAAACTTATACGCTTTAAGATACTTGTTCAATCTCGGTAAGTCTTCCTCTATTATTTGAGGTAAACGGGTTACGTCCAAATTGTCCTCCAAGTCGTGCAGCTTTACTTGTCTTCCAATAGGATTCAATCTACACCGTTTTATGAAATCGTCATAGATCTCATCATCGTTACGAGTGACAGAAAGTATAGCATCCACAATATTATGAGGAAAGCCTTCCATTAGTAAATATTCAGCAGTAACTTCGGTATCTTCTATCGTGTCATGCAATAAAGCTACTATGCGCTCCTCATCTGTTTTGCATCGGTTTGCCACACGGATAGGGTGGAAGATGTAGGCTGCTCCAGCTTTATCGGTTTGTCCGCTATGGGCTTTGACGGCGATTTGAAGGGCTTTTTCTAATAGTGAATTTTTAGTACATGTCATATTCTGATTTGGGTATTTCTATACCTCCTAATATTATCTCGCAAACGGTTTCATTTGACTGTGATATTTCCTTTTCATTGCGTCTTCCTTTGTGCTTAATGAAAGCATTTGTCTTTCCATTTTCAAGAACAAGACGTATTGCAGATTCTTCAAAATCGTCTAAAATATAGACTTCTTCACCCGCTTGTAATTTTTTTTGTAGGATATTTGGGTTCATATTTATATGTAAAGATAATTATTTTTATCGGAAATGACTATAATATTCAATAGATTTTTCTACTATTTTTAGTGCTTCATTACTTGATTTATCGAGTATGCGCCATTGCTCATAATATTTATGTCCGAGACCACCTTCCATTCCTGTCTCATTATGTATTTCTTCCCAACGTTTTTTCCCAAGAATACGTTTCGCATCTTCCGGCCTTTCTTTTGCAAAAATCATACGTTCCGTATTAACTTGTATTTCCGCAGTAAGACCATTTGTGGTTCTTATGTTTACGATGTTTCCACTATATACCATGAATGATTCTGGTTTTTGCCTTTTAAGGCGTAAGAAGCCTTCCGTTTTGTACAGTTCTTCTAACACATCTTCTATTCGGGACTTCGGAACGATTATGGTTGTTCTTACAGCATCTTTAATATCGTATGGAGTTATACCTTCTGTGATGACTTTTCTTGTGATAGAAGTTGTACTCTTGAAATTAATAGGCGTAACATAACCACCATTTTTTATTGCGATCCGTTCTGCTATGGACTGTACTTCATCTCCCACTGATGATGCTCGTTTTACAATTTCCGAAATGGAACTTTCAACTGTTATTTTCTGATAAACGGATTTATTATCACGCAAAAAGTATGGTAAAGTATTACGTTTTTTTGCTGTGCTGATGCGCTCTTGATTATCTAATACCCACTTTTTGAAAGCGTCCGGTACGTCTTTAACTTCGTTCACGCTTGCTGTCGTGGCTTCATTCCGACCGTCCCATTCCCAAAATTCTTCTTCGGTTTTTAGAATGGGTATCTTGTAACACCGGCAAAGGGGATGCCAACTGGTCCATTGGAAGTCTTTCGGGTACTTCCCGGCTAGTATATCGCAAATGTCTTGGAAAGGCTTTCCGTTGCAAGTATGGTTGTTGCTCAACTTGATTTCATATCCCACCACGAAGTCCATCTGTTGCCAGCGTAGGTTTTCTGCTTGGCGGTATGCCATATTGATTTCGGAAGCAACCAAACGGATAGAACGATACTCGCAATCCATTGCCCGTGAAGCTTTTCCGAACCTTTCCTTGTAATCTTTTTGTAGTTGCGGGAAGTCAAGCAGATATTTGGAGATTTGCTTACTTAATATAATTGCACTCGTACCTTTCTGAATGGCACATGATATGGCTTCTTCAAGTTCTTGCTTATACAGAGTCGATTGATTCCACAACTTATCTGATATAGTAAATCCTTTATCCTTACGTTGCTGAAACGCTTTCAATGCATCATTATTGGGCTGGTATAGGATTTCGTATTTCTCCTTTCCTATGGTTGCGCCATAAGTTTGCAATACTTTGTTGGCAAGAAGATCTTGAACTTCGTTGCTGTTTTTCCATTCTTCAGAAGTGCCACTATATATTACAGCTCCGATGTCCTCAACGAACCTTTCTTGTAAGTCTCTTATCCGTTTTCTTGTTTGGGGATAATCCGACCACATAAACGGCCTATCAATGGTAAAATCGGTAATTCCGACTATTTTAGCCGCCTCTAAATTCAAATCCTCGTATATGGATTCCACAAGCATGACGTATTTGGCGAGCCGTTTATTCAGCTCGCCGTACTTGCGTTTCTGATTTGGAGTTTTGGGCTTTGCCATTGCGTATTATTTATTTTCAACCCTGTCAGGTGCTGGCATTTCCAATAAACGAATAGCTTTAATTGTTTCTTTACCCTCTAGTATTGCTTTACATAAGCGGTGGTATCCATCGGCGATTTGTCCTACATCATCAAGAATAATAGGATATTCAAGAGAACATTGATTCACCCGTTTGCACTGAAATATAAAACTATGAAGTTGATTACACTCAAACGGCTCTGCTGTCAAGTCAATATTCCATAAGGGCATATCAAGTATAGGGTATTCTTTTACTTTTGCAAAGTCATAGAGTGTTTGGGCTGTCCAAATTTTATCTCCACGGTGGTATTCACTTTCAGCGAAAGTCATATTATCAACTGGAACTTTCATTTTACTGTTCTTTCTTGATGTACACTTTGATTTCACCTCTCACATGGATCTCGTCCCCAACCTTGCAGACTGTATATTCAATCAAATCTTTTTGATTGATGGAGTTGATGATTGACTTGCGTATCTCATTCTTGGTTTCACAGACAAGCATTTCAACAGCCTTACGGTTGGACCACCCTTCGTCAACTTTATTCTTCTTTCGGTAATCCTTGATTTCTTTTTTAGTCAGGACAAGGCAGACGCCAAGCTTCCTTGCTTCGTAGTTATCAACACTTTCAATATTGCTCAATCTTTCTTGTGGATTGATTTTATAAGATAACTTAATGAGCCACATTGATATTCTTTTTCTCATAATGTTTCAGTATTTAAATTGCTGACTATCCGAATATATTGTCGACCCTGCTTTGTGAAGTGATAGTCTCCTCTTGCCGTATCTGTTCCAATGTAGCCTGCGCGTCATTGCTATAACCTGCCTGTTGGATAGATTCAAGCTGAGACATGACTGGTTTTCCGCCATTAAGTTTCAATAAGCGATCTGCTGTGGCATCTTCATCTTGTTGTATAAAGGGGGTAATGATATGTTCAATCTCTATATTATCAATTTCGCTTGCCCATGATGTGTTCATGTGCTTCAAAAATTCTTTGATGACACTTGCCTCACGTTCGAAAAGCTCAATCCATGAGCCGCTTTCGTCTCCAACCTTTAAGTGGGCGTCAGTCAAAAGCATTTGTCTGGCATCGTAACCTATGTTCCCCAAAGACTTCATGTTGTCAAAAGAAACGTCCGGCATCTGCGATTGCATCCAATAGAGTTTAAGCAGGGTTTCCACGTGATACTTCAATGCTTCGATAGATTGCGACCATGATACATACGATACGTCTCCATTATATTCCACACGGTAAACTCTACGGCTTTCTCCTTTATCTTCTCCACCTTTTATACCACCGGCTATTTTCAAAATTGGTGCTGAATTATAGGCAATCACGTCGGAGTTACGAGAAAGTGTATATTCCAATTCTTTGCGAATACGAGTTAATCCGTGGTATATAGGTACAGGTCTAAATGCGTATGCACCGGGTATTTTCATTAATCGTATTTGTTCAACAGTACCGACAGGTTCCCAACCTTTACCATTTTGTTTCCATTTATAATGTTTGTCCGATGTGTATGTCTCAAAATAAGTAATTACTTCGTCCTTTACCTTTTTGGTGTATTCAAAGGACATTGCAAGCATATCGTCAAGCTCGTCGATCAATGGATATAGTTTTACTCCCTCCATTGGCGAGTATGTCTTGCATTTTAGCTTATACTTACTATTAAAACCATATAATGTATTGGTCTTTTCTACTACGTACCAAATTGTGAAAATTTCGCATGAGGCGAAATACGCATTTGCACGTTTAATATTTTCTGTATCGATTCGGGCATACTTGTAAATTGCCTCTATAGCCTTTGCTATCTGTTGGCGGACTTCAAATCCTTCTGTGTTGTGGTAGATACGTTTTACAGGAATGGCAAACATGAACTCAGTCATACGCTTTGTAAGCAGCTTTTCAAGGCCAATGTAAATGCGTGATGCTTCTTCTTTTGTCCCGTCTTTGCGTATTTTATCTTTTCGTGTTATAGTATCTTTGGCTATTTCATGGAATGATGGTTCATACGCTTTAATAAGAAATTCCCATGAAGGAACACAAACGGATTTTCTTTTTAAGTCATTGATAATATTATCAACGGGTCGGGCACTGTTTAATATAGCGGTTATTTCGTCCATAGGCTTGTTTCGTATTACTTCATACGATTTTTTTTCAAAAATAGTAAAAGTGAATGAATTTCATATACTTTTAAACTATATTTCACACAGTATGTAGTCTACTGTATTTAGTCGCCGTATCTTATCTAAGTAATGGGATATGATACATCATCAGAAGAACAAGGCGGGTGAGAGCATTAGCTGTATCTTATCTAAGTAATGGGATATGATACATCATAATCACTGTAAGTTCAACATATCCAATTTTATTAAGATAGTTCAGTAGTGGAAAATCCCTACCGTTAAGGGCGTACAGCCGCCCCGATGTTCAAGTTTATTATTCCTGCTTAATTAGATGAGCAAGCTCTATCTCCAAGCATTTGTTCATTACTCGTTGGGCATCGATGATGTTCTTGTGCCTGTTATTGAGTTGTTTTAGGACTTGGTTTTGCATCTCTACATTTTCTTTTTCCACTTCTCCTTTTTCAATCCGTTCCAGCAGGTCTGCTATGAAATCTTCCATATTCACATTCCCAATTTGCTGGAATACAACTTTCTGTTGCAATACATTCTCCATGATTTTATCATTTTATAGTTAGATTTATATTATTCATTTTGGCTTTATATTCTATCTTAGTTTTAAGCCCGTAGTATGACCAGTTACGCAAGACGAAAGGTATACCCTCTGTGTTTTCCTCTTTTGCATCTTTTTCACGTTGTATTTGGTTAAGTAGAATGATCTCATCGCAACGGTTGTTTACGGCGTAATTAACTAACATACGACTGTATGTGTGTAGTTTTGTGTCAACATAGTGTTTCTCTTTTTCGTGGAAGTGGTTGAGAGCCTGAACTTTTCGTTTGCGTCCCTTCCCTCCTGTGGTGTATTTGTTCTCGATCTGGCAACGTTTGAGGGATTCCTGTATTTGACGACGACGATAGTTAAATTCTTCTTTCGTGCCTATTTCATATAACTTCATTTTGTCGATGTCGTTGTTTACCTTATCGGAAACAAAACAACAGATTGGGTTGAATACTCCAAGAAAAGCATACAATTTTTTACCCTTTATAGGGCTATTTTCAGATTTGGGAATATCTACACATAATAGTAAGAATGTTTTTCCATCATTTATCTGTATGGAAGATGTTACCATCTTATATTCTCCTTTTAGTATACGTTCGACAATTACACGGTTGTTGCTTCTATCCCTACCGAATCGCATTTGAAACGGTATTCCAATGAGTGTAAAGAAACACCCGTTTCTCGTGATTCCATCTCTTGAGATGTATTCTTCAAAACGCATATTGGTAAATCTGTCGGCTTTGAAAGGGACAGGCATGTTGCTTTTATAGCTACGTAGTGACTTATCCCATGTTCCTCCATTTTTTTGTCATCTTGATACATCTTTCTGACGTTTTGAATGACGCATGACACCATTCCCATATCAGCACTTCCTTTAAATGTTTGACTCGCTACAACATATGGCGCATTATTACGTGAAGATTTATCTCCTTTTACTCCGAGAAACGTAATAATTTCCTTATCTGTGTCGGATAGGTAGGGCATCGTATTATCTAGCGCAAAGAGATGAGAAGCGCACATGTTAGCTACTTTAACAGCTATATTGCGGTTATCGTATAGTTTTTTCAAATATAACTTCTTCAAATCTTTGTCACTTTCGCAAACAAATATTTCTATTTTTCTTGTTATTATCATAGATGATTACCTATTACTTACTGATTTCAAATATTTTTACATGATTTGGTTTGTAATACATTATCAGTAATTTTGTTACCTGTACTATCAAATACTTCTATAGTTGGTCTACCTCCGTTATCAATAGGAGAAATAGCCTCTGATGTTTCATATAAAGTTTCTCCGTCTGTAACCATTATCTGCTTGTCATCTTCAAAACAAAGTACATCTTCACCTTCCCATGATTTTATTATTTCTAACGCTTCTTTATAACTTTCTGCTTCGATAGAAAACTGGGTACGCTCCCAACATGTTACTTTGCGGTCCTGATAAAAATCAAATGTTTTCATTGCTCTTATGTAATATATCTTATTTTATTTCACTTATTGTAAGTTCTGGATATTCTGCGCCTCTTGCATTTTCCAAAAAAATCATTGTGTTGCAAAAATCAACTGCTTCTTCGTATGTTTCAAACTTAAATGTTACACTTGAACCTTTCTTTGATACTTGGTATTTCATCGTTCTTGTCTTTTAATTGTTAGTAATGTTGTTTGTTTTAGTATTGTAAAGATACTCATTATCAGTGAGTTAACCAAATATTTACAACGTTATTTTGCTCATAATTAATAGTTTAACTTTTGGTAACTTTGCAGTTCCCATTTATATCCTGCTTCGTCCCATTATAAAATCTCATCATGTTTATTCTTGTATTAATTTTTTGCTTAATATTTTTCTTTTTGAGTTGTTCACCCCACTGATAGGCTTCCTCAATGACACTCTTGCAATGTTTCTTCTCCCAATTCTCGCAGAAAGGATATGACTTGTATATACTCTCAATCATGTTTCAAATAATTTTTTATAACTCATATTTTACTCCTAATTTTCATCAAATATGCTTTCGATTTTTTCGTTCACCCTGTCACATGTATCTCCAAAGGAAATGGCAAAAGATTCGTCGCCTACACGGTCTATGATGGATCGCAGGTCACGGGCAATGTGGTTGAACGCTCTCAGTTCTTCCAGCATAGGAAGGGTAACAGTTCCGTCATATTTTTTCAGTAGTGAAAGTAAATCGACGGCGGAGGATTCTGCAATGTCCGCCAACACTGGGATTTTTCTCAGGAGGCGATTACATTTATCTTTGTCCTCTTTGCTCATGGTGTCGGTGATTGTTTTTGCCGTGACTTGCTCACGGGTTTGTAGTAGCCGGTCGTATTGCCTTCGTAAGTTGTCAAACAGAGCGAAGTCACCCCTTCTCAGAGCCTTCTCCATCTTCCGGCTGTACTCCTCTTTCAATGTTTCAATGTTCATGATTATTCCAAAGTTTAACTAATTGTTTTTCTGTATATGGTTCTTTTATACCCATATTTGCATTCACATACCATATTCCTATGGAATCAATAAGTATGAATCTATTTTCATCTACCCGGTATATCTCATTATCGGGGTATGCTTCCTTTACAGCAGTTGTACAGTCTCCATTTGTATAGCAGCTTGTTAGTATAATCGATACTAATAAAAGCAATAGGAATTTCTTCATAGTTACTCCTCCCACTCGATTTTAACGGTATCAACATAGTCAAATCCTACTACGGAAGATTTTTTTGCTTCCTCTTTGGTCGGGTAAATACTTGCCATGCAAGGGATTTTCTTTCCTACATTATATGATTTATATACATTCACCCACCCCTCTTTCTTCTGGGGGAACATCATGAGGTCGTATTTATCAATCTGGTCGACAAAAAATCTACCATTTTCAAGATATTGCAAAACAGTTTCTTTATTACAATCGTATATTAAAGCAACAATTGGTTTATTACATTTTGCGTCGAAGCAAATAATCCTTGCCTTTCTTCCGTCCCTTGTGCAGACTGGTTTGCCTGCTTTGGCTGCTTCAAGGTCAAATTCTTTTAAGTTCAATTTCTTTTCTTCCATATCTTCTTTGTTTTGTTTGATTTCTATACTTATTATTTTTTCATGCCGATCATATAATACATAATCATCGCATATAGGTTTATGATTTTTAAAATCTTCATATACCATGAAGTTTTGAACATAAACTTTACCGCCTTTAAAAATTTTGTCGTATATAAAATGTGGCCCTCCGACCTTTTCAAGTTTCTTGAAGATTGCGTGTTTATTGTCAGTTCTTCTTACTTTGCTACATGCCCCAAATACTTCATCTGCTATGTCGCTTTTAGTACCGCTTCCACATTCAGTGGTACGAAGTGAACATTTACCACAACTATCACATTCTACACACTGATACCACTCACCGTTGTACTCAAATATTTCTCCTACTTTTCTTTCCATAATCATATTTCATTTTAAATCGAATATCTTGCTTGAATCCCTAATAGAATCAATAGACATCTTGGCACTCATTTGCCCCATAAATTCAGCAAAATCCATCGCCCGATCCCAACTAGACCATCTATGAGTAATCTCTACTAGTTCAAAGGCATTTAGTAATACCAATTTTTCATTTTTCTCTCTCAGGTCATTTACCGCATTTCTTACTCTGTGATAAAATTTGTCATTATATCTTTTTGCGTTATATGGTTCCGCACCTTCTCTTGGTTCAATACTACGATATTTAACCGAAAACGAAGGAAGTTTATCTTCGCACATTGCATTATATACATCACTCTCCACCGGGCCATATGGCACAGCATAGAAATTATCGAATATGTCTAAAAGGTCATCGCCTCTATCTTTCTTAGGAGCAGCAGCCAAAAACAGCAGTTTCATGGCTGTAAGTTTAGGAAACGGCTTGCCCTTAATCGTTTCATGATTATCCCGCCACTCCTCAAAAAGGTGGAGCATATAATCAAATGCCTCTATTTTATCTATTTCCATTTCTTTACCAGTTCGAAATCATACACAAATACATAAGGGTTTCTCTCCCATGTGCCTTTACCGCTTACTTTATCAATTAGTGCAGCATAGGCTTCACGGGGTGTATCAAATAATTTTCCCGTTGAACACCAAGAAAAACCCTCTTGCTCATAGTAATTAATCCCCTCTGCCATACAATCAACATCAGATATATCCCGCAACCTCTCCACGCTTACGGCTGTTATAATGACATAGTGTGGCATTAGCTCTGGCTTCACATACATTTTATTTGTCCAGCCTGCACCGTTTGGGAATAAATTGGGATTGCACTCATCATTGTAAAAGGAATTGTAGCTTTGAGCGACGGCTACGATTTCACCTACTTTATACGGGAGTCGGAATATGCTACCACCTTCCAGCTTTGCTCCATAACCACAGAACTCACAATAAACACTACCATCTTCGTTGACAACCAAACTCATGGGTTTGTCCTTCCAATATGCTGATTTATACCAACGATGTACCGTAGAGCAGTCCTCCGGTTGTGGATTCATTATCCGCCTTGTCTGAGTTTTTATACCTTCAAGTACGGCTTGTGTGAGTCTGTATTTATCATTGAACATTATTTTCTTCATATTTCAATCGCCATTAATTAAATCCAAATTATAAATACATAATCGCTATTAACTGTACGATTTATATCATTAGTCTCATAAAGCGAAGCTACTTTAATAAGTTTTGACTTATCTTCCACTTTTTCAAGTTCGTCAATCAATTCTTGTACTGTCATATTCTTTTCTTTTTAAGTCTTTCAACCTCTATTCCTCATTTAATCATCTAACTATCTTTTTTTATATACATAAATTTAATATCAGCCTTTTCTCTCATTTTTTTTATTTCTTCGATAATAACTTTTCTAATAAACCAGTATCCACCTGTAAGAAAATAATTTAAACCGCTTACTATTTCTGACTCATACCTAGTTCCTTTATAGATAACTCTATAATATCCAATCCATCCACAATCATGATATTCAAAATTTTGTAAAATATCATTCCTTAATCTTTTCAATAATTTAATCTTCATATCTTATTCCTCCTTTATAATTTCTTTCATGAAACAAATCCAGTGTGTATTAGATCGTTTGCCGGATATATGCCCGAATATTGGTCTTTCAGGTGTGAGCTTCAAAATTTCAGAAACCTTGATATCTGTTTCGTTCCATTTGAAAATTAAAAATCCTCCGGGTTTCAGGACTCTAAAACATTCTTTAAATCCCTTTGCCAGCATATCGCGCCAATCTTTCCCAAGATTACCGTATTTAACCATTTGCCAACCGTTAGCTTCTTTTTTTGAAGCTGAGCATTTCAAATGAGGCGGATCGAAAACTACCATTGAAAAACTATCGTTCGGATAGATCATATCGGTGAAATCTCCTTGAACATCTGGGGTTACTTCAAATAATCTACCATCGCATAAATGAGTAGAGATTTTTCGAAGGTCTTGAAAAAGAACTCTTTCATCATGTTTGTCGAAGTAGAACATCTTTCCCCCACAACAGGCATCTAATATCGTTTTTCTCATTGCTATTCCTCCTGTTTATTTGGTAACAAGTCTTCTACATATGCCCAACGTTGCATGTTAACTCCACGTGAAAATTTTACCCAATTTCCAGAGTCATAAAAGGTATCAAAGGCACTGTCTCCAAGTTGAGCAAGATATATTCTATTCCTTTCGGGTTCTTCACTTACCTCATGCCACACTGAATTTATCCGCCAGTTTGCACCATGCTCGAAAGCATCAGCTATTGCGTACTTATCAAAACCTCCAAAGACATAAGATGGGGTTGCTGTTTTGGCATATTCTAATGACTTCTTTTCAATATCTTCTATTTTCATTACCTATCAATTTTTCTCATTAACTTCAACTAGATGACTGTCTATTTCCTCTATAACCTCAATAGCCGCTTGTAAGAATGCTTTATTAGTTGTACGGATATATCCTGATCCTAACTTACCTATCTTGTATTTGTCTGCCGTAAAAACGATATATTGCTTTGCAAACAGAATGTTGATACAGCATTTTAATCGTTCAATCATTACTCTCCTACTTTCTTCAATTCTGCTATGAGCGCATCGGCAGCATGTACAGCTACTTTCTCCAAATGCTCATTTTGGAAAATGTCATAAATTGAAGCGAACACTTCCTTTGCTATCTCGTACCTACGTTGCTCCCAATCAATGTTCTTGTGTGGTTCTTCTTTAATAAATTCAAGCTCTGATTGCACGTATGTACACCAACTACGCTTGTTATCAACATATTGACGCTCCACTCCTCTTTTGGTGATAATATTTTCTGTCTGTGATACCTCTATGACTTCGCCATTCGATTTAATTTTTGCTTTCATTGCTCTCCTCCTTTCATAAGTTCGATTTCTCCCATATCTGTATGATTTTTATAATTTATTGAAATAAACTGACTTGTATTCTTTTCAAGACCTTTTCATTTGCGTCGTTATAGAACTGTTTGTTGACCTCGAAGCCATATGCCTTTCTTCCCAATGAGGCTGCCGCATACAGGGTTGTTCCGCTTCCTGCGCACGGGTCGATGACAACATCGCCCTTGTCCGTGAATATCTCTATCAACCGTTTGAGGAGCGGGACAGGTTTCTGGCAAGGGTGGCATTTGGGCGTGGTGTTGTCCCTCACCCAGTCGAAGCAGTTGAAAATCATTCTCCCGTTGTTGTTGAATTTGGGCAACTTGTCCCGATAAAGGATAAGACCGTATTCGCAGTTGCCGACGACCTTCATGTTTGCTTTCAATACTTGCGCCGAGAAGTCCTTGCGGAAAACCAGCGGTATATAGTGATTTAACCCGTATTTGCGGCCTAACTCTATGAATTTGAACTGCTGTTCGTATTCGCAAAACAGTATCATGCAGGGGGATTTGCCGGCTTCTTTCGGCTCTTTCACGAGCATTTTTGAACAGAAGTGCATGAACTCTGCCGGACGAAACTCGCTGTCGGACGAAAAGAATTGCTTTCCTGCCTTGTCGCTCTCGCCGTTCTTGTTGTCTCCGTCGATATACCATGCGGGGTTGCTGGCGTAGGCGTTATTCGCCAAATTATACGGCACATCTGCTATAATCAGCTGCGCTTTTGGCAGCCCATAGACTTTATAATTCTGGAACGAATCGTTGTAAAGCTCTATGTCTTTCATACTTAACTTTCCTTTTTGCTGTATTTGTCGATAATTTCTTGAATCTGATCGGGTGTCGCTTTCTCCTTTTCACGTAGCTCTCTCTCCCGTTCCTTTTCCTCCTGCCGTTTCTTGTCCTCATAGAACCGCAATAGTTTCTCTCTGTCGGCTCTGAACTCTCGAAGAGACCTTGTTATCACCATAGGGTCGAAAACTCCGTAGAACGTCCCGTAAAGCCCTTGTTTGAACCGCTGGAAGAATACCATGAACTCGGTGAGCTTGAAATCACCATAGCCGGAGATGATGATACGGGCTATCTCCTCGTATTCCTTTTCCGTCATTCCGTCCTTGCGGACTCCCGAAAATTCGGCTAGGTCGAGAAGCTGTATTTCCAGCCACGACTCGGCGATGTGGCCCCCGAACGTCCTCGATACACGGGCTATGCTCGGAGCTTTGCCGATAAAGCATCGTTCGAGGCTCTGGCAATAGCGGCCTTGATTGTCGGGGCTAAAAAGGCAGAGCAGATTCTCCCCCGTCTTGTAGGTTGCCAGTATCTCCCGTTGCCAGCTTGGTGGCGATGGCTTTTGCAAACTCTTCAACTCGCTCCTGTTTAGTCTTTCCGGTAGCAGCTCTTCTATTTTTTTCATACTTTTTCTCGTTGTTTGCCCATGTGGCGAGCCGCTTGGAGAGCTCCCATGTGGGCTGTTTCTCGAATCTCATTTTCGTTTGGGAGGCGTTCATCTCCGACCAATAGTCGAAGAATGCCCGAAGCATTTCTTTCCCGTACTTGTCGGCATAAGGGATAAGGGAATGATAAAAGACTTCTTTCCTTTCGTGCGTGGCGGCGGACGCCGCTTTTTTCTTTATACTCTCGTTAGAGAGTATTTCTTTTTTTTCTTTTTCTTTTATTTTCTTTTGTGGTATTTTCTCAGAGTTTATTGGCATTTCTTCGGAAGAAATAGGCATTTCCTCGGAGGAAATATGTTTTTCCTCGGAAGAAATAAGGGAATATTCGACAAAATCGCATTTCCGATTGATCTGTTTGCAAATGTCCCTGTATCGTTCCTGTATTCCTTTCGATGACAGCACATGTTCCATTTCAAATAATTCTTTGGAAAATAACCCCAGTGCCAGACAGCTCTTAATCACTTCTGATATATATGCCTCTTCAAACCCGGTCTGTTCCGAAATAATGAAGGGCAACTCTTCGTCCCACATCATGTAGTACCCACCCTTGTAGATAAGACATAGCAGGAGAGCATATACCGTCATAGCTTTACCGCCTTGATACTTGATTAACTTTCGTATTCTTATATCTTGAAATGTGTCTATGTCAAAAGGAAAATAGTCCAATCCCATTTTTCTATTTCGTCCCATGTATATTTAGTTCCTATTTTCTTTTTATAAACTCATGAATTTTACTCATAATATGACAATTTCCACTGACGTGAAACGGTTGGGAAACTGTAAGATTGTGCTCATAATTGTTCTTATTTATTACATGGTAAATTTAATATATTATTTACTTTTTGACAAATATAAACATCTGTAAATCAAATGATTAAACATTTTTTTAATTTGTGGTTTCAGTGATTGAAAATGCCCACCCGTTCAGGGTCTTGTGCTTGTCAATCTCACCGGTTTTGCATAGCTCGTTTATCTCAGATTTGAGTGACCGTATAACCACCGACTGTATTTCGGTAAAGCTCGCTATGGAGGGCTCCTTGTTATTCTTTTTCTTTTCCTCGATAATGGAGGATATAACTTGCTTGGCTATAATCATGGCTATTCTTGTTTTAACAATTCTGGGTTATGAGAATACAGCCGGCAGGTACTTGTGCCGGTAAACGTTTTTCAGATAGGTTATCATTTGGTCGTAGCTCTTGATAAAGCCCTCGTTGATAAGGTCGGCGACTTTTCTTTCCAGCTCGTACAATTCCCGCTGTTTCTTTTCTTCGCCGTATTGGTTGCGGATATTCCTTTCATGCTCGTTGAACACAATCCAGTTCAACGCTTCGCCTACTTTCTGCATGGCTTGGGGCATGAAGTCTTTCCGAACGATCTTTGAAACGGCAGAGCCTAGTTTGTTGTAGGCATCGCCGGCTTCGTTGCGGTACTTTATCATTTCGTCTTGTACGAATTTCAGAACCTTTACTTTGAATGCGGGATTTAGCCACATCGCAAAATCTAAAAACATAAGAGGTGTCATCCATGTACCTCCATTTTTACCTCGTGTTACCACAACTATAGATTTTGGAAAATCCTTATAATCATCACTTTCTAAAAGACGGGAATTCCCGTCTTTAAATTCGGGTTCCTCCATGAGAGCTTTAACAAATTCTCTCGTTTCTTTTAATCTGAGATAATCTCCTATCTTCTTGGTATTATTTTTATTAGCACTATTCCACTGCACAATCAAATTCGTACAGTCGAATTTACCGTCACAAGTCCGTTGAGATACTTTAAAATCACCCATTGGACGAATCATAATTTGGTTCGTTTTCATAGCGTATTTTCTTTGTTTATTTCAGATTCAACGACTTTGTATTTAATAGGCAATCCGGAGCAGGTGATGGCGAGCAGGGCAGAGTCCCTTTCTTCTTGGTTGCTGCGACTCGCATTGAACGCTATGCCGCTCATCTGGCACAACCGCTTCAATTCTTCATGGGTGATCTTGCCGTCTTTCCCTTGCCAGCACTTGCGCAACGGGGATTGCTCCATGACTTGTATTCCGTAATGCCTCAGCATTTCGACTATCTTGCGACCGGTCTCTTGGTTGCGACCTACATGCTCGCCTTTCTTGGCTGCGATCGCCCGTGTGTCTTTCGGTGACAAATGCCAGTTGGATTTGTTTTTCCAACCTGCCTCGACATATACCGCCACTCGTTCATCGTTTTCCTTGCAGTGCTCATGAAGTTTTTTTATGCCCTCTACCAACAAGGGGAATGGGCAAACACTCATCTCCATTTTCATTTTCCTTGTGTCCAATACGGAGTAGCCGCTGCGCTCAACGTCGGGGTCTATCCCTATCAATACATCGTATTTGTGTTTTCGGTTGTATGTGGCCTGTTCTTCCATTATATTTTGTCTTTCTCTTTTTGTTCGGCAGGCGGGACTCGAACCCGCAACTGTATATTCGCTCCTTATACTCGACTTATACCGCTCTCCCGTTTGAACCACTGCCGATACCACATAAAACACTTATGGCTTATTTCTCCCCGCAGTTCCTTCCTCCGTATGGTGCTCGACCACGTACCCGGATCGGCTTGCGGGGAATGTCTAACATTATGCTCCTATATCAGGTCTATGATTTTTGTCTTTTGAATCGCATCGAGCCGCATATCGTTAAGGCCTTGTCTCATGTGTTCTTGCATAAGGCGGTTGGCTTCGGTGATGTCTTTGGCGCAAACGAGGTTGTAGTACTTCGTTTCCTTTTCATTGCCGTTGTCATCGATGAATATGTCTATCAACGTGGCTTTGTAGAAGGGCTTGCCTTCTTCCTTCTCGTTTACTATCTCGACGACATTAGAGCGGGTGATAGAGATTACATCGCAACCTACGTATTGTTCAAGTCCTTTGGCTTCGGCCTCGGCAAATAATCCTACATCGGTGATGAAGTGTTCGACGACTTCTTTCATCTCTCCTTTGCTGTTCTCTTTTTCTACTTTCAGTTTGATTTCGTAAAACATCGCTTTTATTTTTTATCGGTTAAAAACTTCTTTGAACTTCTCGTCGAGGGCATTCAATATTCTCATTCGCTCAGCCGCTCTACCTTGATTATCAGTAGTGTAAATTCTCATTAACAATTGCTCTCGTGAGCCACAAAAACAGCCACATGTATAAAATGGAGCAACATTGGGATAGTTGTGTTTATACCAGATATGAGTAGTACCTTGTACTGACACATAGGTATCTTTTACCGTAAATTGAAGTTCTTCCGCTTCGTAATCGGGCGTGTTGGGATTCCCTGCCGCAGAACGGCGGACATCACAGTCGCTATCCTT